AATATCCTAATCCAAGTGCTGTTACTAATACTGCTGTTGCAATAAGCCATGGAAATGGTTTTTTAGCTTGTATTTCTACTACTTCCAACTGACTACCAGATTCTAATTCAAAATTTTGAATTGTGGTGCATGGGCTTGCAATACATTGTTGCGCAATTGGCTGCACTACCTGTTTTTTCATTCCTACAAATGATGCTGTTACATAACTTCCATTTGGCACAAAAAAAGCATACATTCCATTTGCATCGGATTGTGCTCCTGTTGGTGGATTTAATACATTACCATTTGCATCACTAATATAAATATTAGCACCTGGCAAGGTTTCGCCTGTTTGTTTGTCGGTTATTTTACCTTGTAACTGCATTATTTTTTGTATATTTTATAAGCATAAATACCTGCAATTAAAATGATGATTATTGGTAAACCATATCTAATTACTTTTGATACATTTGATATTCCACCACCTACATTTTCAACTATATCAACTGCAGCACCAATTGGTTTTACAATTGTACCTGCTATTCCGGAATAAACAACATCGTATAATGCTTGGTTTTTTGAAATATAATCGCGGAATGAGGAATTGAATGATCTACAATCCAATGGCACGCTATCAACAATGTAATTTGAACCAGGTGCATTTCCTCGTCCACCTGCTACAACAGATAAACCATCAAGCCATGCATCAATAAAACGTTCGTTTGCTTTTTGCAATCCGTATTTTTGAACCATTGCTTTGTGCCAATTAACCCACTCGTTACATCCCCAATAATCGGCTGTACCCCAACTATCGTAAAGGGGCGTTACATCGGCATTGATAGTAAAGTTTGAAAATATGCGTTTGTTTGCCATAATTATTTTTGTACTAATTCAATTAAAATTGCTTTTAGTTCATCATCCGACAAGCCATCTAATCTACGCTTATCACCAAGGGCTGTAATTTGCTCCTTTAGTTCATCGGTATTCATTGCATTAATTGCAGCAATTGGATCACCACCTTGGCAACCACAATCTTTTTTAGCTTTTGGCTTAAATACAAAGTATAGTATTGTAATTAATGCTATTCCGATTCCGCTATATATTAGAATTTTTTTCATTGCTTGTTCCCTCTTTTTTTGATTTGTAAATTAAGTACTTTTGTTTTCCAAACTTGTATCCGTAGTATGCGAGCACTACTATTGTAGGCACGAATACTGCGAATAACACGTTTTTTATAACTCTTTTTTTATCCATTATTTGAAAGACTTGCAGCACTCTGGCCCCCAAGTTCTTTTATCTTTGCACAAACAATCTGCACCAATTTTATCACCTGGTTTGTAGATTTTTCCGCCTGTTTTTATTGCTTTGCAAGTTGATTCATTAACTGCATATCCGTATGCTGCTAATGCTGCTAAAATATCCTCTAATTCAGATTCAATTCTTTTGATTAATTTAGCTGTCATTCCATCGCCTTTACCTGCATTCATTAAATCAACTAGTTTTCTTAATTGACTAACTAATTGGCAATATCTTTTTGCTAATTTATCGGCCCACTTTTGTGATCCTTTTTTAGCAAAAAGTCCTAAAAAATCTGATTTTGATGAATCATCTGATTTCTTTTTATTCCAGAAATAAATTACTGCAATGATACCTGCGATAATTAAGGCTATTTTTAAATTTTTGTTCATTTTGTTTGTTTTGGTTGTTGGTTATTATTTTGGTTTATTATGCTTGTACTGTTTTTACAATTGCAAATGTGGTTGCCATTGCTATAAATGCAAATAGTAATACTATTGCCGGGTTACGCTTTACAAAGTTTGTTGCTCCATCAAAATTGATTGCATTTAATCGGTTTAACCAACCTTTTAAAAACATTCCGTATTTTGTAGGATTGCTATTTACTAAACTGTTACGGTTTGCAATTTCGCCTGCTTTTGCAATATCAAATAGTTTTTTTGCATCTGCTTGGTTTATTAAATCGGCTTGCGCAGGCGTTAATGCACTTGAATTAACAGGTATTTTTGCAGCTCCATAATATGTATTTACATATCCTTTTACACGTTTTAATCCTACGTATCCAGATGCAATAAATGCATCAAAAAAGATATGTGCTACACTTTGGTTTACAATACGATCGCCTTGAATAACATCCCAATAGTTTTTTTTGTAAATTGCTTTTGCTTGGTCCTTTGTTAAGGCTTTCATTTTTGCAACTGTTGGGCACTCATTGTAGTAACCTTTGTATGCTATTGCTGAAATTCCGTGGTTTGTACCAATTAAAACTCCATTACAATAGTTTGCTGTATCGTTTGGAAATTGTTGAAATCCTCCTTCAAAATTAAAAGTTTTGGATGCTATTGCTAAAAAGTCGGCCATTTTTATTGTTTAAATTGGTTTATAAAATTTACTATTTCGTGTAAACGATTGTTTGATTCGTGATCATCATTCAAAATGTTGGTGAACGTATAAATACATTCCGATTTTGAAAATCCAAGTCCTAAACAAATACGCAATGCATTCAAATCACAAAATGTTTCGTTTGTATTATCGTATTTCCAATGGCTGTATTCATGTGCTCCAATAACCATTCGTTGCGGAACGGTATATTTTTTGAACATTTCGCGTGAAATTTGCATTTCGCCACTATTGTGGTCCACGCGTGCTGGTGTTGTTAATTTGCCAAGTTCGGCATCAATAATGTAATCGCTATACACAATGTATGGGCGTAATCCTGGTGCACGATATTCGCCTGTAGGTAAATAGCTTGCTTTTTCAGCAAACTTTTGAAGGAATTTGATAAATTCAATATCTTCTTCATCACATTCAACTCCTACCGGATTCAAAAATTCCGAACCCATTGTTTTGATAACGGCATCACCACGTTCGGCATCCGAAAACATTGATATTTTAAGTTTTTTAGGACTTAATGGCAATGGAAAGTCCAAACTGAATAAGCCTGGACGATCGGGATTTGCTATTCTATCAAAATAAACGGTATTTTCATCACTTGCATCGGTACCAACAATTCGAATATCGCATGGCTTTGCATAAAACAAATCCATGTTAATTACAATTTTCTGATTATCGGTATTTAATACAGGTAACATATTTTATTTAAAATTTTGGCGAACTTGTGTTACAGTCATTCCTTTTTGCTCTGCAATTGCAAGTGCATTATCTATGCCTGCAGCAAATTCGGTTGTTAATGCTTCTTCGGCTGCTTGTACTTTATCTGCAATGCTTTTTTCTAATCGTTTTTTTGCAATAAAGTATCCTACTAAGAATGCAATAATTGCCCATACGTATTTGTTTTCCATGATTATTTACCTGCTTTTGAAGATTGTTTAACTCCGTACCAAACTAATCCACCAACAAGCAATACGCCCACTACAATTCCAATCCAAGCTCCTACGCCTAAACCTTTTGGTTCTTCGGGCATTGGTGCTGGTGGCATATTTGATGGTGCTACATTTTGTTGCCCAAATAATCCTTGGAAAATTTGACCTGCATTTTGCAAAATTTGACCTGCACCTTGTACATATCCTACCCATTGCGGAGTACCATCTGCACTTGTTGTTTGTGTCATTTGTGATTGCTTTTGACGAACGCAATCCATAATTAATGAATCGGAAGTGGTATTCAACTCTTGTGAACAACGCGCACGAAGTTCAGTTTCGGTAAAATTACTCCATGTTTTTAAGCCAACTTTGTTATTATTAAAGTTGCTCCATGTTTTTAATCCCATTTGATTTTCTGTAAAATTGCTACAAGTACCACACATGTTTTTATTTGTTTTAGGTTTTTACTTTTTTTGACTGTTAATTATTTTGTAACCGGCATAAATAATTGCTACTGTTATTAATAATCCAATTACTATTTTTAATGTTGTATTCGATTTTTTTGTTTCTACTGTTGTTGCTGTTTCTGGTAAAGAAGCTGTTGCTTCTGCAGGCTTTTCGCTTTCAACTTTGTTTGTTTCAACTGCTTTGCTTTCGGCTACCATTGTTGGTTGTAAATCGGCAAGCATTTGATTCATTTTTTTTAGTGCATTTTCGGCACCTTTTTTACGATTAAGGTTAATTAATTGGCCTGTTGAATCGCATGTAAAAGGCTTCATAATTATTAAAGAACAATCGCCAATGGCTAACACTTTTACTTCGCCCGAATAAGTGCCTTTATTGTCTTTTATTTGCACCAATTCGTTTTGTTGAAAATACTTAGCAAATGGTGTAATTAACTTTGTTATTTTAAAATCAATTGGCTTGTTTCCGTATTTTTCGGAATACTTTTGAAAAGTATCTTCGCCAAAATGATCAATAATTGTTTTTTTCCATTTACCATTACCAAACAAGTGGTTTGCGCTTTGTGGCTCTACACTTGTAAATTCAATTGGTGTTGAATAAAAATCTAAATCTACTCGCGCACCATTAATTCTACGTTTTAATTCCTCAATGTTTTTTTCGGATGTAGTACTAATCCCAATTTTTGAATTTGCTTCCATTTATTTTGATTTTAGGCTGTTGCTGCTGCTTTTGATTTTTTTCTTATCTTAATAAAAATAATTGTTCCGATAATTAACAATACTACTCCTACAACTGCAAAAACAATCAATTTTGTTTTGCTTCCAGAAAAAGCCGCTTGCTGTGCTTCCAATTCCTTTAATGCAGCTAATGCATTTGGATCTGTTTTTGCTTTTTCTTTTAATGCCTCTATTTGCTTTTCAAATAGTGCATTGATTGAACGTTGTTCATTATCAACTTCAATTTTTTTGTTTGCAATTTCAATGTTTTTTAAGTTTGAAATTTCCTGCTTAATGCTTGCAACTTTAGCTCTTTCTATATCAACATTACGAGGATCCATTAATCCAGCATTTGCTTTCTGAATGTTTTCAGACAAATAACCTTCATGTAAAGCCAATCTTCTTTCTGCATCTGGCAATTTAACAGTTTCTAATACGCTTAATTCGGATTTTAATCGCTCCAAACGAGTAGTATCAATACCAAAATCCTTTGGTGATGTTCCTGTTATATTTGAAAATTTAGATTTTCTTGGAATTAAACCTGTTGGTTCTTTAAAAAGTCTATCGTTAGTATTCATTTTGTTATTTTTTTTTGTTTTTTTTGATAATAATTATTATAACTACTGTAATTGCAATAACCCCTAAAACAGTTCCCACTATTGCACCTGTTGAAAAGCCACCGCTTGATTTATTTAATGCTTGTTGTAATGCTTGCTGTTGTAATAATAATGCTTGCTGGTTTGCTGCTTTTTGAGCATCGCGCTTTGCAATACATTCTTTATTTCCAAAACAAAGTCCTAATTCCATTATTTGTTTGCTTTTGCTTGTTTATAAATAATAAATCCTGCAGCAATTACAAGTATGCTTATTACAACAATTGCAATTGTTGTGTTTCTTTTTTTAGCTTTTTCCTTTTCGGCTGCTAGTGCAAGTATTTGTGCATTTGTAGCTGCAATGGCTGCTGAATTATCTGGTGTTTGAAACGAACCAATAATACTAGCAATGCTATTCATAATACCAACTGTTGCTGCGGTATATCCATCTGTCATGTTTGAATAGCTGCCTGCAACCATTTGAGCAAATTCGCCTTGAAATTCTTTTGATTTGTTTAGCATATCAACTGTTAATACAGTTAATTCATTTGCACTAATTTTTCCGTATGCAGGAACGCCAAATTTATTTAACAAATCAACTAATTCTTGTTTTTTGTTTACAACGGCATCGGCAATGTGCTCCATGCCCTTTTGTTGTTCCGGACTAACCAAATATGATTTGCCATCAAAAACTTTAGCTGTATCGCGTGTAATAATTATCATTGTTTAAATATTTTAGAACCTACAAACATTAATACAATTGCTGTTAATGCTAATAATAGGTATTGATTTGTTTTGTGTATTGAACTTCCTGGCAATTCGGTTGGAGTTGCTTGCTTTTGTTTTTCAATTATTTGTTTTTGAACAAAGGCAATGGTATCGAGTAATTCTATTTTTGATGCTTGATCGGTTGCTTTACTAAATTGTGTTGTAAGCGATTCTAATTCGGAGTTTAATTGACTTAAATTGTATTGTTTTACGTTTGAAACATAGTTATCAGGAGTAAATCCCGATTTAGTAACAAACAATTCTTTATCTGGATGAACCGAAATCATTGAATTGATAAATGAATCGCCATATTGTGCTGTTGCATAATCAACCATGGTAAAGTATTCGGCATGGCTTTTTGGCATTGGTAATGCAAATTGCTGTGTAAGCATTGGCAACACTTCGTTTTCGTTGTGTAATGCTATATAATGGATCGGATTAAGTGCGTTATACATTGTATTTGTTGCATTTAGGATTGCTATCCGAATTAATTAATTCAATTTTTTGAACTCTGTTTGGCTTTGAAGGTTCGGCATTTTCAACAATGGAATCATTATTAAGAATGTTTTGCCTTACAATTTTTTGCTTTAATCTTATTACTAATCGAATTGTTGTGTTTCCTTTTATTGATCCACTAATAGCATGTATTCCATCTATTAACATCCCATTAAAATCCACAATTCGTATATTTTTGTTTGCGCTATATTGATTTTCTGGTTCAATATAGTTTAATGGTTGTACTGTTTCTAATTCAACTAATCCTGTTGCCTCTCTCGAAAAGTATGATAAGTTATTATCTAAATTATCGGTATCGGTTGTGGAATAAAGAATTGAATCAATTATGTAAGGATTATTATCAACTTCTCTTTTAACCTCGCCATGTGTTGCTCCATTTACATTTACTCTTACGCCTGTTGATGATCCTGCATTATTAGAAAAACCATAAATATCGCCACCAAACAAAACATAAGAAAGACTTGTGCTAAGAGTATTTACAATTTCTACAACTAAAATTTTGTTTAACGCTTCAACTGTTTTTTCGGAAAGCCCTGTAAAATCGTTGATTTTCGTTTCAAATTTGTTTAAGAAATCAATCATTGGTGATTTGTTTTTTGAAAAAAAGCCAAAGAAACAAGTTCTTTGGCTTCTTTATAATTTACTTCCGTTTTTGGATTTTAGTAACCTAAAAACTTGCTACGTGTTGCAACATCAGGAGCAGCTACCGCTGTTGGTACAGCTAAAGGAGCAGAAACTTGTAATTGCAATGGAGCTTGTCCGTTTGGAGCAGGTCTTGAAGTTGTTACGATAACTGAATCATCAGAAGCAGCGTTACGTAAATCTACTTTTGTACCTACTGAAAGGATTAAAGTGATTGTAGTACCTGTTTTAATGGTTCCTGTTAAATAACTACCACCATAAATATCCATACCTTCAAAGTCAGGAATACGAACCAATAAAGATTGGTTGTTTTCTGGTTCTTGGTAGTTTAATGGTGTTACAGGGATTGATTGAAACTTACCTGTTGAATCTTTTTCGATGTACGAAATAGTATTCGATAAGTTATCAGCATCGCTAGTTTTGTACTTCGCCATTACCAATTGTGCAGGTGAGTTCGCTGTTTCGCGTTTTACCTGTGCGTGGCTTGATTCTGAAATTGTAACAGTAACACCTGTAGAAGATCCTGCAGAAGCAGCATCACCATAAATGTTATTACCAAATACAACGTAAGTTGCATCAGCATTTGTTGCATTTGTAATTAATACCGTGAAAGTACGGTTTAATTGTTGCAAACGGTTAGCAGGAGCCATTCCGTTACCTCCAAAATTGGAGAAACGTGAAGCAGATCTAGCTACCAATGATTTGTAAGAATTTGGGTTCATTGTTTTCTTTGTGTTTTTTTTGATTGATGTTTATTTTGCTTTTGAAAATAATTAGCGACCTAACATTTTGTTTACGCTTGGTTTAACTAATTCTGCAACTAAAATCGCAACTACGATTACACCTGCATACATAAGGGCTGTTTTAAAATTCATTTTGAATGGGTTTTTTGGTTTTTAATTTTTTTTGACTATAATAAGTGATGCAAAATTCAGAAAACATTATAAATATGGAAAGTGCTTTTGTTTTACAATTATGTTTTTTGTAAATAAATAGGCTAAATGGCACTAAAAAAGCCACATTTTCCAATGTGGCTTGTAATTTTATTTTTTACAAAAATTCTATTGTAAATATCAAATTTGATTTTATTTTGGTACGCGTGTAAGTGTTAGGTTTGTTCCTGGTGCAAACAAATCAATTAATGATTTAATGAAATTTGACTTTTTTGTGGCTTGCTTTACCTTAATGATTACATCCATACGGCTATTGGCATTAATTACTCCTGTAATACCATCTTTACCTGTAATGGTAAGTTCGGGATTGCGAATTACAACAAAGTTTGGAATTGAATTAATTACATCTACATAATCAACCGGATTGAATGATACTTGCACGTATTTTCCTGTTGCATCACTATGCTGCAATGTAATTGGATTACTCAATTGCTCATTGTTATTGGTGCGTATTTTAATTTCTTTTACATCAAAATAGGCTTGTGCGCTTTGGCGTGTTGCTTGCATAAGTGAACTTTCGGCTACATTTACGGATACGCCTGGTCCACTTTGTAAGCCTTGGTTATAGCCAAATGCAGCCCATGGTAGGGCTGTTTTTGTATTATTTACTATTGTAATTGTGAGTGTATCGTTTTTAAACATTGTGATTATGGATTGATGTTTCTGGTTGAATTATTTCGGGTGCTGTTTCAATTGGTGCAATTGTATTATCTATTACTGCTGCAGGTTCAATTGCTTTTGTATCTGCAATTGGTTCTGGATGTATTGTATTTTCTACATCGGCTTGCTGAATTGTTTGCATTGCGGAATCAACTGAACTTATCATGTAATCGGATAATTCAAGTACTTCGTTTCGCTTGTCGGACATAAACGATTTAAGCATTTTCGAAAACATTTTTGGTATTCCAGGCATTTCGGCATTTGGATCCATCGATTCCTTTTGAGCAACAAAATATTGCTTTATGTTTAATAAAAACGATTTTGGTACTTGAATGCTTACAACTTCATCTACAAAGGTTTCTGAATTTGGTAATTCAACTTGTTTTGTTGTTTGTAATTGTGTTCCATCGGCATTCAGTACAACCAATTCATCGGGCTTTACTTCTAAAAAATATTGTTTTTTAGTAAGCGTTAAATTGTAATGTTTTGATAAATGTGCTTTTACATTTTCATCGTCAGAGCATAAGCCTTCTGGATGCTCAATTAACACAATATCCCCACGTACTCCATATACGTATGTACGGTGCAATGGTTTATATTGATTAAATCCTATAAATTGTACTAAAGTTCCTTTTTTCATTTTTTTTGTTTTTATTTGTTATTTGGTAAATACATTTTTTTAAACTTTTCGGTTAATCGTTGTATTGCTTTTGAATGTACATCGGGGCTTTTTCGCTGTGCGGATGTAATTTCTTGGTCAAATACCATTGCTGTAATTTCATCTTGTATTACACGTGGATAATGCAAAATATATTTACGGCACGCAATGGCAAAGTTTTTATCGGATATTGGAAATAGTTTTCGTTTCCAACGATCGATATAAATACAATACGATTTTGCTCCTAACCATTGTTCCTTGGTTATTTTTTGCGCTTCGTACAATTCATTTGCTAATGCATATTGCGCTTCTACTGCAAAATGTGCAATCATTAACAAATTCATATCAAAATTGTTCTTTTTGTCGGCTGGCATACTCTCCGGACTATCTAATCCTTTGTGCAATCGAATAAAACGAACGTTTTCGCATTCGGTTACTCCCATTTTGCGCCATGCTTGGTGGGCAAATAAGGTATGGCAACCACGGTGGCGCAATCCCATCAAATTACCTACTAAATCTTTGTCGCTCGATGTTCCAAATGCAGCATATCCATCAATATCATCAAATACGGCTAATCCGTTTCTGTAATTAGCCAATACATGCTTCATTACTTCTACTTTGCGCTTGCTATTCATGGCGCTACCATCACTATCAATTGGCGTTATTTGGCGTATTTCAACTGTTTTTTGAGAAACGAATTTTCGAATTGCTTCGGGTGTTGGTGGCAATGTTTTAAATTTTGCATAACCATCTTCGTTCTGAAAATTAAGAATAAGCACTTTTCTGCCATTTTTAACGCCTTGTATTGTTTGTGCGTACAATTTGCATTGCTCAATGTTTTTATGCGTTTTGCCAACGCCTGTAAGCCCAATTACGCTGGTAGAAAAACATTCCTCGGATTCAAATTTGAATTTAGGAGCTGTATCCACTTTTGCTGCAGGATTTTTATCCTTTGGAGCTTGGTTATTTGTTGGTTTTTTGGGTTCCATTTATTTTACTTCTTCGGCTATTATTGTTTCAATTTCTTCTTCGGTTTCCTTTGGTTCTTCTTTTGGACCGGATTGTTTAGGAGCTTGGCTACGGATTAAATCCATTAAGTTGTTTTCCAGAATTTTGTTTTCTTTACGTATTTCAACAACTATTTTTGCTTTTTTAACTCCTATCATTAATAATCCAACCACTAACTTTTCGCCATTTGTTAATCCACGGATGCCTTTTTCTTGCATCATGGCAACCAATGGCTCGCGAATCATATCAATATCTTCATCGTCAAACTTAATTTTTTCGGTGTTTTTTTCGTTTTGCTCCTTAATTTGTTCAACGGCACCTTTAAAATTATAAAATTCGCGGTGCAATTTTACTCCAACGAGCATTGGACCAAAAATACCAATTGCATAGTTTAATCCTTTTTGTCCAAAATCGATTAAATCGTTTGCCGAACCGGATGGAATGTTAAATGGACTTGTTCCATCACCACCATCATTTACGGTGTGCTGTTCGGCATAACCTTCATCTCCTGGTGGCGTTGGTTCAAATTCCTCGTTTGGTGGTGTTGGTTCAAAATCATTTGCTGGTGCTGTATCTTTTGGATTTTGCGGATTTGGATTTGGCTGCGCTGTATCGGCTTTGGCTTTATCATTTACAGTAGATGCTGTTTTGTGCGAGTTTACGCCTGCATCGGTATAATCGCGTTCCACGGTTGGGCGTGCAAATGGTTCCTCCGAAATATTAATTTTTCCAACTCCTTCCAATTCTACTTGGTTATCTATTGGTGTTTTTGTGGTTTTATCGTTTAGTTGATCTTCCATGCTTTTTCTGAATTGTGTGTGTGTTGTTGGTTGTTCTGGTGTTTGGTTTATTTCTTCTGTTGGTTTTGGTGGCTCGGCTGTTTGCTTTGCTTTTGGGATACGTTTTTTATATGACATATTATTGTTGTTTAAATTTTGTAATGTTATTTGTTATTTGCTGGTAAATGGTATGGTGATTTTTGTCGATTGCAGGAAGATCAACAATGTTTTTCATTTTTTTTATATCCGCACTTATTTGGTTTCGAGTGTATGGATACTTAGGAAATTTGCTTTTTATTTTTGCTGCAGAAAGGTTGCAATGCACTTTTAGCAGGTAAAAACAAGTTTTACGTGCTTTTTTGTACGGTTCGGTACGCGAAACGGCAAGGTTTTTTTGTTGCACTTTGTGGATTTCAACAACTTGTGCAACTATGTATTTTTGTAAATCGATTGAATGAAGCTGTGGATTACTTTCGAGTGAAAGTGCTTCGATAAGGTCGGCCGCTTTGGGGCTACCATGTTTAGCAATTAATGAATCAATTGCATTGTTGATACGCAATAGTGGGTTGTTTTCTGACATAAGCAAATTAATGAATATTAATATGCGCTATATCCTACCGGTTTTCCATTTTTTAGTAGTTATCAAGTATCAGCTTGATGCTGTTCCCATTATTTTTTTATGCGTGTTGTAATAAGTATTAAATGTAAGTAGATTCGTTGAATTTGCGTACTGCTCTTTTGTCGAACCAAAAATATAATTTTGTAAAAGCCATAATTGCAAATGTGAATGTAATTGCAATAATTGCATCTTTTGTAAATAATGCGCTAAAAATAATTGCAAGCACTCCCATTCCATACGTAGTATCGGGGCTTTCTTTTGCATATACATCACATACATGGTACGTGGTATCGGATGGTCCTGCTGAAAAAGTAGCACCATGCATTTCGGCCATATCTTTACGTGTTTGAACGCCACTAATAGCTATTTGAATATCTTTGCCTTGGTTATTTTTTACGTATAAAATCATGCTTTATTTTGGTTTTTTCAAAATATTTTTATAAAACATTTACAAATTTAACTGCATTATCCCAACCTTTATCTGTTGGTTCAAACCTTGCAATTGGTGAATAATAGTCTTTGTTATCGCAAAAGTGAGGATCAATTAGTATTTGTTTCATTAAGTCAGAATAAGAACACTCGTAAACCATAATCTTTTTTCCTTCGTAGTTAGTGCAATCGTGATATTTAATAAAAATTATTAAATAAACTCTATCTGGTGATTCTTTTAATACACTTGTCCATTTAACTACTGAATAATTATTTGGCTTTGGATTAGGCAAACTCGATTCAACAAAATTCGTTTCGCGTTTTTTATCGAATAAACTTCTGCTTTTCGAAAATGAGCTTTTACTAAAACCACAAGTAGGCATTCCCATATTATTATTTTTACTTTTTAGTTAATGTAAATACACTTTCGCTTGCATCTTTACGGTAAAGTTTAAATTCGCCAATGGTGCAACCGGTTGGTCCAATTTCGCCAAAAAATCCTGTATTAAATCCTGCTTTTTTAAGTTCGGCTGTTGTAACTGTTGTTTTGCCTAATTCAAATAAATTTGATAAGGCTTGTTTATCGTTGGATGCTGGTTTGCTTAATTCGGCAATACGTGCTTGCTTTGCTTCGGCTTCCTTTTTTTGTGTTTGATCTTCGGCAACCACTTTTTTAACGGCTACTTTTGTATGCTTTTTGGCTGCATCTTTTTCGGCCTTTTTTTGTGCTGCATCCTGTTCTGCCTTTTTTTGCGCTGCAATTGTTTCGGCTTCGTCCTCCATATCAAAATAATCTGGAAGGGTTTGCATAATATCAGCATCAATTGAATCCAATTCAGCCTCTATTTTTTGCTTATCCTCAATTGAAATATCGGCTGTTATTTTAGATTGCATTGCACGGAACTTTTCAATTTTACGTAAAATTCCACGTGGTAAATCGGTATCTGTTTCTTTGATACCGTTGTCATTTAATATTTTTTCGAAATCGAATAGCATAATTATGTAGTTAATGTGTTTGTAAATTGCAAATTTTTAACATTTATATCGCATGGCAATGCTTCGGAAATATGAATAGCCTGGTGATCGCCATTTGTATAATTGTGTTTAATATAATTAATTGCTTGTGCTCTCTGGAACACGTGTGCATCAATATTTGAGTTTAAATAAAAAAACGATTCGCCATTATTATGAACATAATGCTCTGTTGTTTTAGATTGAACAAAATAAGCATCTGCATTTTTAAACTCTTGCTCTGTCATTTATGGGTGCTAAATTAATAAGTGTTTTTATGAAATGCAAATTTTTTTTGCGTATTTTTTTATTTTAATTATTTTGGGCCGTTTTTTTCGGAAAGTTTTGTTTGTGTTTTACAAAATTACATATTAGGGTGTTGTTTGGGTATTGTTTGGGTGCCGATTGGGTATGCTATACAAAAACCGCAAAGCGCGGTATTCATCTTGGAATATCGCGCTTCGAAACTAATTCATCCTATTGTGGAATGATTAGCGGTGGTTGTTTTTGATGTTTACTGTATAATTTTTAGCATTATAGTAAATGGTGCATATACCAAATATTGCTAATGCAATGCGTACAATTGGGTGTAATTCCTTTGCTTTGTATGCTGCATAAATCATTACCGGACCAATTACCAAAACATCCAATACACGAATATTTTGGCTTTTTTGGTACTCCTGGATTGTTTCTGGTTTAGTTTCCGCTATCTCCATGTGTATTGATATAGTTTTGGTATTCGGTAGGGAAGTTTTGTTTAACCCACTTTTTATAGCCTTGCAAATAGGAGTTTGCTGTTTCGCGGCATTCTTTACCTTCGTAAAACAAAGCAATATATGCAAGGTTTCCTATTGTGCTTGTTGTAAAATCTTGCAAGCAATCCAATTCGGCACCATCTAAATAGGCTTTAATGTGCAAATAATCATCCATTTTGGAACGAATTTCAATATCGGAATATTGAACTTGCTCGTTTATTGGATAAAATGCAATTTCGCGCTCAATATGCTTTAATCGGCCTAAATCAAATGAATCATTCGATTTTTTGTTGATAGCAAAAAGCATTTTTACATAAAACAATATTCCGACTATAAATATTGCGCCTAATGATATTTGAATTAGTGTAATTTCTTCCATTTTTTTGGGTTTAGTGATTATTTATACTTTGTATCGATTAACTCTTGAATATCTTTTTCGAGCTGGTCGGCCATTGATTTTAAACCGTATTTGCTATAAACGGCAACAAGGTCCTTTGCAAATCCTTGGGCATTTGTTTTGTCGGCTTTAAATTCCTTTGTTTTGAATACGGATGCAATGGTTTTGATTTGCTTTTCGCGCGCTGCAGTAGTTACTTTCTTTTTTGGTGCTTCGGCACGTTTAGCAGCAGCAGCTTCTCGCTTTGCATGTATTGCTTTAACTTCGGCAATTGCTGTTTCGCAATCTACTTCGGATGCATTTTTTAGAACAATAACTAACTTATCACCATCGTGCTTGGGTGTAATTTCTTTGCCCTCCAAAAATGATTCTAATTTTGATAGTGGAAATTCATATTGCGATTTAGATGCATTTACATAAACAGCACGTGTGGAAAATTTAGCATCATCAACTTTTGCAAGTGTAATTTTTTTTATTTTTGGCTCTTTTACTCCTTCTTCATAAACTTCCAACTCTTTGCCAACTAACATTGATAAATCAATATCCTTGCCTGTTGGTCCAATTGGTTCCGATTTTTTTATCAATTTTTTTTTATCTTCCGGCCTTATAATTCTTTCGTACGCTTTATAGCCAATTATTCCTATAATTTTTCCTCTATTTTTTTGCGAAAACTCATTTATATCAAAATACACATCGTTTGCTGGCGATTCATCATCAAAAAGTATTGCAGCATCATCTTCTTCGGACGCATCCATTAAAAAACGAGAATCCTTAACACTTAATCCATCTGCATTATATTTGAATTTAGATTGCTTAATTCCCGACTCGTCTTGCGTTTCTATTTCTTTAGGATTGTATAATCCTGCCTTTTTAACCAATTTTTTCTTTGGTTCGGCTTTTTTAACAATTTTCTTTTTTTCGGAAGCCTTTTTAACTAATTTTTTTTTAGCTTTTAGTGCTTCTGGATGCTTGGATTCAATTATTTTGAACAAATCGTTAAAATTGTCCTTATAAATTTCTACCAATTCTTCATCGGAAAAATTATCGGTATCGGCTGCTATTTGGTTTACTTCGGAAGCAATGTTTGCAGGAAGTTTATCAATTAAAATTCGGTTGTATTTGTCTATTAACATTGTTTTGTTGTGTTTTATTAATTAAATTTTAGTTGCATGATTGGACTCGAACCAACGACCTCATAACTAACAGTTATGCGCTCTCCCAGCTAAGCTACATGCAATTGTTTTTTTTGCAAATATAGATTATTTTTGTTTACCACAATATTTTTCGTGCCCAATAGTTTGCCGAAAAAATATCGTTCTTTGTTAGTTTCCCTTTTGCATTGCGGATTCCTGCACTACGTTTTAAGTAGTTTTTTCTACGCGAAGGATCTTTATGCTTGGTGAAATCGGAATAACCAACTTGCCCAAAATGTATTACTTTGGTTTTGTTGCCCTTTTTAGCGAGCACAACCATCTTTTTGTCGCTTCGCCATGATCTTACAGGCGAGTTTGGTTCCAGCTTTGCTATGCGTTGTGATGTTGTCATGCTATTTCATTTTACGTTCATATTCCAAAATATCCTCCATGCTTAACCATTCGGGCTTTTTATTATCTGGTAACTGATTCCACAATTTTTTCATTTCGGCTATTTGTCCCTCTACATTGCCTGCCCACAAATGCTTTACATGCTTGCTTTTGCCTTCGTTGCCTAAATAATAATCATTATCTGCCCTTAGCCTATCAAGCATTCTATAATTGTATTTATAGTCATTTACAGATCCGCCTTGCTCCATTTTATCCAATTCTAAAATACGAATACGTTGTGATTGTGCTGCAGCTTTTGCTTTAGCAATTTTCACTTTTCGGGTGCGGTTATCATCCGTTAGTTTTTGTTCCTTTTTAAAGTTTACGGTATCTGTTAATTTTGCATAATCGCGGTTTTGTGGGATTTTTTCGCCACCATGCTCCATTACTTGTCCTGACATACCATCCACAAGAATCCATCCATTCACCATTTTTTTAATTTGGTCGAATGCGGTATGGCCTGCATCAAATACTTCCTGCACTACATCCATTGGAACAAAACGCCCTGTACGTTTGTAACGATCAAGAACTCGCATTTCGCTTACTTCGCGTGGAACATCAATGTAAATAATAAATATTTCGTATCCTACTGATTTTAACTTATCAATAAGCTCGTAGTATTTTTTTGCTTTATTCATTGTACCATCGTAAATAGTATCGAATTTACATTTGCCTCCAATATCATCAATTAATTCATCAACAATATCTTTTGTTTCGTGATGTGTTGCCGAAGCATTCCATCCTTTGTACTCTGGCAATTTTGCTCTAACTTCATCGGCATCAACATGGAAAATGTTTTTGCTCAATAAATATGGTGCATAATTTTTAAGGAAATGCGATTTTCCCGAACCTGGTGCACCACCTGTAAGTATTGCAATTGGTTTATCTTGCTTAATGCATGTTGCATTTTGCTTGAATGCCTCTCTTATTTTTGCATGTAGCTTTTTACGTTCGGCTGTATATTCGCCATCCTTATCCACATTTTGTTCTTTTGTTTGTGGTTGAGCATTAATACAAACGGTTAAGTGCTCTATTGCTTCTTTGTCAATTCTGCGTTCGCCTTTTTCATCCAATGGAGGGCAAGCCATTGCAATTGGCTCTTGTTTTTTCGATTTTTTAACTTTATCGTCAAGCAAATAATTTAATCGCTCAAATTCTTTTGCACGGCCAATTGCTCCAACAGATTCAACTTTATTTGCAGCACGCTCTGCAGCAATATAATCGGCTCTTAATTTAATGTTTTCTTCGCTTGTTATTTTTGCTTTTGATTCATCCAGCTCTTTAATTCTATCGTTTAAAGAATCTTTGTATAAAGGAAGTTTTTCAATTGTTAATCCGTTTGGTTTTAAATATTCTTTTTCGGCTTTTAATAAAGTTCTGTTTGCAAGCACCAATTTATCTTGATAATAAGGCTTTCCTGCTGGTGATTTATCGGAATAAACAACACCTTCTTTGTTTGAACGGTTGTATGTGTATTCCATTTTTTTACCTTCAGCATCCAATTGTGTTTTAACTACACCGTTTGCCAATCCAAGCAAAGTAGCAAAACTACGTGTTTCGCCCTCTTTTTTAGGTCGGTATTCATCTACATATTTATCAAAATCATTAAAATATGCTTCGAATGTTTCTTTTGCCTCAATTATTTTATCGATGTTAGATTGTTCGTTTTTTAATCCACGAATATCATCATCAATTTTTTCTTTGTCCTCAATAAGTTGCAATTCGGCCAATACCATTGGATCGGAAATAAGTGCCGATTTGATTTCGGAAGGGTTAAATTCCTGCAAATTAAATGTGTTGCTTTCTCCATTGCTATCCCAAATTTCGGCAATACGTGCTGTTTTTTCGGATAATTTTTGGAAGATAAAAATATCCATACTATCCTCCATTAATGGAGTAGCTATACGAACGCTATTGTATAGGTTTCCTTGCCTCCAAATACGGCCTTCCAATTGTTTTACATCTGTTGGATTCCAATCCACAAAACAGTTGTATAAAACAGTTGAATGCTTTTGTAGGTTTATTCCTTCTTTAATTGTACTTGAACCAATTACAATTTTCATGCGTTCGGCATCTGAAATATCGTATAATTCGCCCGATTTTGCATCGTATGCTTCGCCCAAAAATGCCATTTTTACTTTTTCCTTTGCATCTTTACCTCCTGGCATTTGTGATTTTATAATTCCAACTTCATGCTCCTTATATCCTACTTCTTTAATTAAGTATTCCTTAATTAATCCAAAATATTCAACTCCGCGGTCCATGTAAATTACTTGTCCGGAAACAGGAGTATTGTTTTTTTCGTGGTATTTTTTTACCGAACGAATACACTCAATTACATATTGTAATTTAGGTGATGTTTCGATATAATCAATATAGTTTGGTTTGCCTAATCCTGCACATTCGTATAAGTATGGGCTTAATGCTAAGTTACGAGCATAACTCATTGCACGCAATGTTCTTACGCCTGCTTTTTCATCATCATTTAAGGTAGATTCATCTAACTCAACGCCTGCAGTAGCATCAACCATATCTTCATCATCCGAATCATCGGCTGTTTTTTTATCGGATAAATGGCTTGTTCCACAAATAGCTGATAATTCAATTTTAGATTCGGCATAAGCCTTAATATCGTCCATTAATGCTCTTTGTTGGGCACTAAGTGGTAATATTGTATCTACGCGTTCTGATTCCGACAATTTAATTAACTCACCATCAATTAATTTTGACTTGTATGGAAGCACGTATTTGTTTGGGCGTGGTACACGAACCATTTCGCCTGTTTTGTAGTTTACAAATCGGCTAATTAACTGTTGTAACGATTGCAAGTTGTTAAATCCTAAAACAACTTGTTTTCTTTCTGGACGCAATTTTGCATTAATAACCAACTCGTTTGTTGCATGAACGTATGTATCAAAAAACGATTTTAGGTTGTTTAATCCTGATTCGCGTAGTTTACCATAAGCAATAAATGTAAGCACGCTGAAAATTTCTAGCGGACTATTTGTGAATGGCGTAGCTGTTAATGTAAGTACGTTACGGTTATTGTTGTTTTTAAGGATGTACTGACTAATCATAAATCCTTTTAATGCAATGCTTGATGGTGCTCCACCTGCTTGTATTTGATACGGATTTTTTTCGCGATCCTCGCCATTTGATTTCATTTCACCTTTAACGCCAACAAACAACTTTTTCATTTTGTGAGCTTCGTCATAACAAGCAAAATCAAATCCAAGGTCCTCAATATTGATTAAAGTACCTCTTAATCCTCGTCCAATAAGTGTTTGTAATCGTTCGTAGAACGATGCTTCGCGTTTTTGCCCTGATTTGGATGAATAATCAACCGCCTTATCTGGATTTTGATCCAAAATATCATACATTTCGGCAACAATTTGATTTGCTGTGTTTTCGCTAAATCCAATTTGCTCAAATCCTTCGTATGTTAATACGGAAATAGAGTTTTCGGGAAGCATTTCAATGTTTCCATCTGCATCTTTTAATTCCGATAAATAATCTTTGCTTAAATTGTAAAGATCATTAAATTTTACATCTGGGAACAATCCTTTACCTTCTGCCAAAAATTGCTTGTACACTTGGTTTGGCACAACAATAAATGGTCGCTTGCAATAGCCTGCATCCATAAATTGCTTTATAGCAAATAATGCGCTCCATGTTTTACCAACTCCTACATCGTAGGCAAGGCATCCGCTACCTTCATTCATTAAAAATGTTACGGCTTCGCGTTTTTCGGGGCGAATATCTACTACTGAATTGCGGTATTCTTTTGCATGTGCAAATGCTACAGGAATTTTATTGTAATTAACAGGCAAATAACCGTTAAAACGCTCATTCCAGGTTGTTTCAATTTTTACAATATCCTCTACATTTAACCATTCAGCTAAGAAAATAGAAAATAATCGATCGCCTTCTTCTTTTGTAATGTTTAATTTACGTTGCCAAATTGCTTCTGCTTCCTTTTTGTCGACTGGCGTACCATCTTTACCTAATGATGGTCGCTGACCTTGCTGTACGTAAATTTTAATAATTTCGGCATAGTTTGTATCTTTTTTAATTTGATACTCACCACGGTAATTTACAAGCCAATATTGGAATGCTTCGGTTAATGATAATTGACTGAACTTTGTTTTTTTCCAATCGCTCATGTGCCCAACATATAAAAAATCGGGCCTACCTGGTTGTTTTCCACCTGCAGGTTGCGATTTCATTTTAAATTCTTTACCATCTACCAATGTTTCAATCATAAATGTATTGGCAAACTTACTAATTGGAAGCAATTTTAAACGGTTGTCGAAATTTGCATTGGTAAGTGTTAATCGCTTATCGTAGCTTATTTTAAACACATTATCCAAAACTAACTTTTGGTTTTCAAAAACTTGATTTCCATACAATTCAATTATGGTTGATTTATCGTTTTCAAGTGCCGATTTTTTCTCCCAAATGTTCCCTGACAAATATAAATATGCTGGAATTAATGATCCACGGAAATGGAAAACTAAGCCATTGTTAATCCAATCTGTTAATGGGCTTGCTCCCATTTGCCATCCGCTTAATTGGTACCATTTATTTGAAAGACGCTCGCCAATTGCTTCCTTATACCAAACAAATACTTGTAATTCATCTTTTGATATTTCGGGATTGTTTTGGGCAAATACTTGCTCAAATGTAACCATATCGGCATCCAATACAGGATTGCTTGCAACAATTCGTGTAACGGCTTTTGTATGTTTTTTAATTTCGCGAATAATTGTTTCTTTGCGTGTCCCTTCCAACGAAGTTTCAATATTTTGCTGTGCTTGTGGATCCTGTAAAAGTTGGTTTACAGTTTCGTTTTCAGTTGATATTGTTGGATTTTCGGATGCATTAATTTGCATAAAATTTAATGGAGCATCAATACGATTAACGCTATCAATTTTACCACGGTATTTTGTAACTTCGCCAAAACGCCCACTTGTTTTGTATGGCTCGCCAAGTACTTTATCTGGATTTTGAGCAAACCAATTATCGTTTACAAGTAAGTTTAATGTATTGGGCTGCTTTGCTTCGCCTGCAGCAACTAATTCCATTGGAGTGTTAAAAAAGTCCTCAATAGGATCGGTTGTAGTATCTGAAATTAAAATAAATTTACCATCACCGTATTGATAATATTGTTCCGGAGTAGAAATTCCTTTATAAACTTCAACTTGCTTTCCAAGCATGTTTGAATACCATGCTTTTGGATTAGCTTCTTTTATCCAAACTTTAAATTTCTCAATTGGCACCCATTTTTCTACTTCTGGCTCTAGTGCTTTTGGCAACTCTGCTGCATTCTCTGCAAATTCAAAACTATCGGATGTGTTTTTACCATACTTTTTGGCACGTGCATCAAATAAAACAGAATCGGGATGTTCTGCAATATAATCATCTACAATTTTATCAAAATCGGTTTGCCAACGATCATCAAACGAAGTATAGATTGATTGTTCTACTCCTGGTGCAATTGGCTTCATTGAAGATTGTGGAACAGGTGTATTGTATCCTTTAAGCACCAAAATATATGGGCTGTATGTTAATGTGGTGCCACGTGGCGAACGCTTTCCTTTTGGAATAAATGTTACGCTTAATGCTTTTTCGTATTGAGCATATTTTTTTGCTTTGATTTTTATATCAGTAACATCTATTTTGTTTATATTTCCCATAAACTCGCTTGCCAAATACATTGTAGCTGGACCGGTATATGAAAATTCCATTGGAAGTATTGGTGCGGTTGGTTTTGTTTCTGGCGTTTCTTTTTTTAATATCATGCCATCAATCGGGTTTATTTCCATCCAAACATCCGATACTGAATTAGCGGTTTCTTCGTTTATAACGCTTATTATTAAATCTACTCCACCATCCGTTCTATCTATTATAGATTCTTTTATGCCCATATCGGCAATATCTCTAAATAGTTCAATCTTATTTTTAGGGAAAACAAATTTTCTATAATAACGATTATCTCCATCCCATTTTTGCCAAAGATCAAGTTCGTGTAAGTTATCTATAAAATCCGATTTTTGTTTTTTTGGTGCTTCTGTCATGTTTTTATCTGCTTCTTTTGTTTCAACAATAGTTGGTTGTTCTTCCAAGTATTGCCAAATTTGGTGATTATTGGTAAATGCAGGCTTTGTTAATTGTTCGGCTTGTATTCTTTTTAAGTCCAATAAAACTTTTTGTATAACAGGATTATTCAATGAATACGCCTCTTTTTTTATTTTGTTTAAAAAACTTGACTTAAATAAATTTATATCCCATCCTTCGGTTGTTCCTTTTTCGTTTTTGCTTTTTTGCAAAGAAAGAATGAACATAAAATCCTTTTTTAATTTTTTATATAATTCGCTTCCTTCTATATTCGACAATAGTTCGGATTGCTTTTGCTCTTTTTCGGCATTTCTTTTTTCCATAACCGCACTATTCATAATCGACAATTTTGCAGCAATTGCTTTTTCTAATGCTTTTTCATCATCGCTTTTAGGTGATTCAATATCCATGTTTGAATATTTTTTCTTTTTTAAAGCAATTAAATCATCCAATGGCATGTTATCATAATCCATTTTTTGTTCGGGCTGCTTTAATCCAAATTCCGCCAAATATGTTTCGGATATTTTGCCAGGAAATCTATCAGCATAAATCAAAAATAGCCTAATTACCTCTTTTCTTTTTTCTGTGTTTGTGCCCGATATATTATTTGCTATCTGGTTTAAAACATGCCTTTCTCTAAATATATCCCCTTTCCAATTATCGTGTGGATCAATTTTATCCAATATTGCTTGGTCGAAATCCTGGCTTGTGTTTGGTTCAATTGTAATTGTGCTATTAGCATTTTTGTTAATCAATGCAAGGTCCTGTGTATCTATTTTACTTGTAATATAGGTATCGTACATTTCTTGGAACGATGGTTTATCACCAAAAAGGCTTTCGTTTTGGTTATCAATTGCGCTTTGGTTATATGCATCAATTGAACTTTTGAATTTATTTCTACCTGCAGCAAGCAATCGGTTCATAATTAGCACGTTTTTTTCGGGTGCTTCATCAAACATGTTGCCTTGTACAATGTAATCTTTAAAATCAAGTCCACTATCGTGTATCTTTTTTTCCAATAAGAATGCTTTGTTCAACAAATCAATTAATGAATTTTCGGCCAATGAAGCATTTTTTGCTAATACCGGTAAACTTGTAATTACAATTGTTTTAAATTGCCTTCCGCCTGCCATGCTACCTGCAATTAATGCATCTTTTGACAAAATCATTCCTGCAAGCAAATTTTCAATTAAATCTTTTCCATTTTCGGTAAATCCACGTTCATCAAAATATGCTGCAAGCTCATTTTTTGTAATTATATTACATGAAATAAGCATATCGCGTAGTTTTACCTGGTCGGAATAACTTGCATAAAATTGGGAGAATGTTTCGTATTCACCAACAAGCTCTGCAATCATATTTTTGCAGCCCTCGTTTTCATTCAGCATTTTACCAATTTTAATTGCTTTGTCAATTGGGCGTTCGCTTTTTTTGGTTTCCTTGTTATACTTACTCAATTCGGTTGTATTGTACTCTTGGAAATCGTAATCTATACGAACTAAAATTGGATGGTCGAATGTTTTTGTTTCGCTATTTATTCCTGTAAAAGTGTATTTATATTCATAACTTTTACTTCCTGCAGAAACATCTACCTTTTTAATTCCAAATGCAAAAACTTCTTCCACTAAAAAATTGCAATAATCTCTATATTCCTTTGGGAAATCGGTAATTGCTCTTTTTATGCTCATTGTACGGTTATTTCCAGATACAACAATTCCATCTTTTGTAATTATTGGTGTTCCTGATGGTGTGCGGCTTGTGCTCACCAAAATATTTGGATCAAGGTTTTGTGCTACTTCAATAACTTTTGCTTGTGCATTTTTATCATCGGCATAGTTGCGATCGTTTATGTTTTCGCCATTTATTGTTGGATAGCCAATGGTAGTTACAAACGAATGTTCGTTATGGGATGCAAGAATATTATCGGCATTTACAATTGCAAATTGTGCTTGCCTTTTTTCGCCATTTGGCATTGATATTTCTATTTTGCGTCCGTAAACAATTGGCGTTTCCAAAAACAATGATCGGTATCCAATATTTACCGAATCGGTAATTTTGCCACCTTCCTTAAATGTGTGTTGGATATGCACTTGTTTGTGCCCTTGGTTGATTAATGCTTGCTTTGTATGCAATGCAATTTCCTTGTCATGTGTTTTGTCAAATGATTTAAGTTCGTTGCTGGACTTATCCACATACATTATTTCATAAATTTCGGGATATTCCATATTAATCGTTAATCATGTTTGGGTTATACTCTCTTTCAATTTCGTTTATTGCTTGCCCTACTGTTATTCCGCGTTCTAAAATTCGCTTTAATACTTTTTCTTCTAATTCAGATTTTCCTTCTTTAGAATCCTTCATTTCACAAATTGTAGGAGTAAGTATTTTGTCGCATGATTCCAAATGTGAATGGATCAATTGCTTTAGTTCTTTTAATTTTTCGCTCATGGCTTATTTTCTTTTAAATACAAGAATATCACTTAATACATCGGTACGGTCAAAAACTCCATTTGGTAATCGGTAAGCATCTACTAAATCGGCTTTATCGGCAATCATTTGCTTAATTTTGCTGTTCCCTTGCTGTAAAAATGGTGTGCCTCCATTTGCAACTTCGGTTCCAATAATGTAAATTAATAATCCGTTTGGCAAAGTTAAGTCTAATCCGCGTAAAATAAAATATTCTATCCAATTTTTTGCGTTTGTATATTGTTTTTCGCCCATTCCCATTCCTAATCCAGAAACATCGCCATAAGGAGGATTTCCAATTACAAGGTCGAATTTTTGAATATCCGACAACTTATTTTTAACGGTATCGCGGTTTTTAATAAAAATATTTTCGAATGGCTGCAAATAAAAGTTGAATTGAGGATACAATATTTTACAAATAGTATAGCTGTATTTGTTTATTTCATAACCTGTAGCCATGCTTTGAGTTGGAACATATTTTAAAAATTCGCCTGTTCCTACGCTTGGCTCCAAAACAGATTGCCCATCTTTAAATCCAAACTTATAAGCCAATGCCCACATTTTGCGAATAATTGCATCTGGTGTATAAAATTCTGTTAATGCTTTTTTAGCTTCTTCTATTGAGCCAAATTCTTCTACATCAATACCACCGTAACCGGAGTATTCGCGCAAAAATTGTTTTTCTGAAAACAGGTAATTGTTTGGATCATCACCTTTTTGGTCAATTAATTGCTCAATTTCTTTGTTTTTTTGATAATCGCTTTTTTGTGGTTCGGATTTAACTGAACCATATTTACCATCCTGCGATTTATCGTTTTTAGGAAATTTCATGCGTTTGTTGATTGATCCACCGCGAGCCATATAATTATTCCCATTTATTGCAAGTCCTTTATATCCACCGTTAAAAATTGTATCTATTTTGGAGTTGATTCCAAAATTGTCTTTTAAGTATTTTTCTATTTCATAGTATCCTGTTCCAGATTTTGTAAATACGAATAGCCTTCCTGTCGGGCTGGAATATTGTTTTTCTTCATCAATTCTATATATTTTATCTTTAAATTGGCTATAAAGCTCTGCTTTTATTTCATCAAAATAATCATATAAAATTGAGCCTTTTTCAATAACATGCCCACCAATTAAACCACCACGTGCCATTTCATCAAATTCCAAATCAACATTGTTAAGTTTAATTTCGCCACCATGCTCCATTTTATCGGTTTGTTCGCCTGCACAACCGCAATCTAATGGTTTTCCATTACCATCGCGTTGGTTAATTTCAGATAATTCATGGCAATATTCTTTGCTATTTTCGGCATTAATTACCACTTCACCACCTTCGGCTTCGGCTACCGGTTTATTATTTACAACAATTTCGATTCCGCCATTATCGTGGCTTGGACCTTTTAATACGGTTCCATCTTTTAACTCCTGGATTGGTCCACCTTGCTTTAACACACCCATTTCTAATTTACGGTAATAATCGGGTGTTTCTTGAATATGATCGGCTGCAATGTATTTTGCTGCTTTGGTTGTGGATGGTAATTCGGTTTGTATTTTTTTGATTGTGGCTTTATGCTCCAATTCGGTTTGGCCACCTTCATTTATTTTTTTGATTAAATAATCGATGTATTTTTTTTCGGCTTTTGATACAAATGTAAATCGATGCCCAGAATGATCGTAAATAACGTATGGCTTTTGTTTATACGAATCCAATTGCTTTACATCAATAAGTTTTTTAACGAGAATAACATCATCAATCATTTCTTTTTTGGTGATTAATTTTTCTTCGTAAATAACCTTGTTACGCAATGCTGCAGGAAGTGAATTAGCTTTTTTGTAGTCAATCATGGTGTTTGTGAAATAGCAAAAAAAAGGGAAACAATATTTTGTGTTTCCCTTTTTTTAAAATTTTATTTTACTTTTTTTTAGCAACCTTTGCTGGTGCTTTTTTTGCTGCTTTTTTTGGTGCTGCTTTTACAACTTCCTTTTTAACAGCTTTTTTTGGAGCTACTTTTTTCACTACTTTTTTTGGAGCTACTTTTTTTGCTTCTGCTTTTTTAGCAACCTTTGCAGGTGCTTTTTTTGCTACTTTTTTGGCCATGTGTTTAAATTTTTTGGTTATTAAATAATTAGATTGCAAATTTATGAACTAATTGTTTAATAACCAAATTTTTAAGGCACAATTTTTATTTTGTAGTTTTCCATTCTGGAATTGTGCCTAATTGTTTGTATTGAAAATCAATTTTTTCTAAAACTTCGTCAGTAGGCTTTAATGATAACGCGTGCCCTGGACAACCTTTTTGATAGCAAAAACGTGTGCAATCGGCATTCATTGGCAATACTCTTTTCCCTTCATATTGCGCCATTAAAAATATTTGCTTTGCTTTTTCGGGGGCCATTGGTGTTCCATCGCTTTCCGAACAAAAACGTATTTTTTTGCGTGTGAATTGGGCAAGCACCCCACCTACACTTATTGACATGTGGTGCTTTACTGATTTATTATAGTGCTTTTTCATTACTTTTTAGAAATTGCTTTTAAGTATTTTTTAGCCTTTGTTGTTGGTTTCCACTTTTGGATACGGCTTTCGCCTGTGGTGCATTGCAGCAAACCTAATGCAACTAAACGGTTGAATGTATAATTATCCAATTGCTGTTGTTTATCTTTTTGCCAATTGATATGCAATGCTTTTCCAACTTTTACAATGTAACCTGCATGCGCACGCTTTAAAACAGTAATTTCGGGTGGTGAAAGGAATTGTTTTTTAAGTGTTTCGGCTCCATTTCGAAGCTCGCGGTACTCAAAAATGTGTTGGTATTTTTTGTTTTTAGATGCAAATTTGCGTGCATAACGGCTGGTGAATGCATCGTTTATTTTCCATTTTGGATCTGTTGTTTGGATGCTTACATACCAACGGATGTAGCCAATTAATTGTTTTGCACTAATTTTTGTGCGCCCAAGCTGGATTGCTCTGAATACTTCTGATTCAAATTTTTTCCATACTAATGGATTTTTTTTGTCAAATTCGGAAAATGCAGCATCTATGCTTTTATTGCGGTCTGATTGAAATGTTCCCATTTTTTTGTTGTTTTTTTGGTTTATGATTTATTGAATATGAAAGTTATTGATAGTAAAGATTTAAACGCTACCTGGCTGTGTGTTGTCTGTTGGTTTTTTATATTGTTCAATTACCTTATTTAAACTTCCACTCATTTGAGCAAATATTTGAAGTTCGGAAGCAACTTTTTGCAAGTCTGAAATCATTTCATTGATTGCGTCTAAAGTTGCAAAGCATCTGTATTCGCTTAGCTCTCTGTCTTTCTCAATAAACGATTCTGTTTTTACTTTTTTAATTTTATAAACAGGTTCTTGGGTAAGCAATATTATTTCCACTTGTGGTGTTAATAATAGGTTTTCATAATTAACACTCATTGTGCAATTGCTTCTTACTTGTATCAAATGTTTTTTTGTTGATGCCATTTTTTTGTTGTTTTAATTTGTAATTTGTTTTCTATAACTTTCGCTTTTTATTTTTGATGCCATTGCGTTGGCTCTTAACCACAACTCATGATCTTCTTTACTTAGCTCATTTGTGCTTTTGGCTCCATGTGATACAAGCAAATCATTTGCTTTACAAAATGCCACAAAAAAAATTTTAAGCTCCTGCTTATACAATTTTTGGTAAATATTGAGCATTGAATCAATTTCTACGTATTCGGCAACTGTACACGTAATCATATAATTACCTTGTAATCCCAAATCTTTTACTTTTTTTGCAGGAAATGGCCCATATTTTTTAATTTCATGGTTTACTCTTGCCACAACTTGCCCCCACAAACGTTCTTCTTCTTTTTTTAAAGTAAAAAAATAATCAATTGTTTGTTCTCCCTCAATATCTTCAATTTTCAAATTGTGCTTTTTAAGTAAATCATTAAGCATTTTTTCGGCATTAACTTTTTCGCCACCAACTCCTTTTTCGGAAAGTGCTTTAAGTTTTTTAGCTAATTCAATGTATTTGCTCATTTATGGTTTTTTATAAAATAAATTTATTGAAGTAAATAATTAGCATAGGCTATTTGGTATCCTGTTCCTGATTGAAAATCGTGCGAAACTGTGGCCCCATTAACCTGTATTTGTGCATTAATTGCTGCATACGGTATTGTTATATTGCAACTTACTGATATTGCAGGACGATCACCGCTTTCCATGGTGCAAACCAAATCGAATTTATCAACAAATGTTAATGTATCTGAAACATTGTGCCCTGCAAATGTGTAATTGATAATTTTTACTTGTCCGGATGGTGGCAAATCGCAATGGTAAGTTACCGTGTATTGCGTTTTTGGCTTTGCTGGTTCTTCTTTTTTGCATGAAACAAGTAATATTGTTGAAAAAAATGCAAATAGACTGAATTTTCTGAATAGCTTTTTCATATTGAATGGGTTTTATTGGTTTAACTTTTTTTGATCTGCAATGTATTCTTCATCTACAGGTTCCCAATTTACAATTCTATCGGGAAAGTACTTTTTAATGGTTTTGGTGAATCGTTTTATTTCTTTTTTATCATCTATACAATAGAACTCGATTAAAAATGGACCTTCGTGTGGCTCTGGATTATTTATGTTGCGCGGAACATAGTGCCAAAGTCCTTTTTTTACTTCGTAGCAATCCTGTATTTTGTTTACAATTGCTACTGCTTGCGTTGTAAATAAAAATGCTACATGCTTAAATGGTGATAAATCTACTTTTACTCGTTCCTCGGTAACTCCGTATGTAATTTCCTCCACCACTTTTACTTCCTGACGCATTCCATTGGTTTCGGTAACGCCTTCTTTTAATTCGCCTATTGGTATGTTTAATTTTGGGATTTCGGATGTGTTTTCTGTATTCATTGTGATTTTTATTTTGCTTGGTGTATAATTTTGAAGTTTAATCCTTTTGCAAGTGTATATTCTACAATTGCACCTTTTGACTGTTGCCAATTATTGAGCATGTAAATTGAATCGCAATTTAACATTTCTTTTAAATCGGCACGCATGTAATTTTCCCATGATTTATCGTGATCGTGATTTATTTTCATTGGATTAACTGTTTCGCAACCTGGATACATTCCCTTTAATTGTGTTTCGGCCAACTTGAATAAACCTTCGGCTTGTGGATGTGTTAGCCCTGTAATTTTACCTGATATGTATATTTTCATAAGATTAATTTTTGAATTGTTTTTTTGCTAATGCTGCTGCAATTTTGAATTGCTGCAATCTGTTTATTTGTAAATTGTTTTGGGCTGCAACTAATTTAATTAGTGGCAATACTTTTGATACTTTTTGTTTTCCGAATGATTCCATTTTTTTAATTTTTGATTACGGTGCTAAACTACTTTGCTTTTTTGTGTTTTGCAAATTTATTTTTGCTTTTTTTCTTATTATTTTGCTAACTTATTGATTTTCAATCTTATTATTTTTTTGGGTTTTCCAAAACTTTAGGAAAAATATCTACTAATAAATCGGTATTTGTATGCCAAGTGTATAGTTGTTGGACCGCTAAATTTGCTCCTTCCGCCATCTTTTTACGTGCTCCTTCATTGCTGATCATAAACTCTATTTTTGCAATCCAATCGTCTGGATTGTTGTTGCATTTTACTGCAGGTATTTTACCTGGTGCATATATTGTTTCGCCTTGTTTTGCAATAATATCGGTATATGGTTTTACATTACTTACAATGGCAGGAATACCCAATTGCGCATATTGCAATAGTTTGTGATGACTTTTGCATCGGTTAAATTCATTGTCGAGCAATGGCATTAATACAAAATCTAATCGCAAATTTGCTAATGTTTTGAAATATTGCTGAATGCCTACTGTTTTTACATGCTTAAATTTTACGCCTTGGAGTGCATTTACTTTGGCTTTTACTCCATCCCAACCAAATAGCACAAATTCTACTTTATCGGAATGCTTTTTAAGTATTTCCAACATTACTTTGCGCATTGGAGCAAGGTCCAAAAATTGTGTTGGGTTAAGTTGCATTCCTATTTGTAGCTTTTGCGGCTTTGGTTCTGTAATTTTTACACCATCGGCAACATAATAATCGTTGCTCATAAGATTTGGAAGGAATTGAAATTGTGGCAATTCATAACCATTTTGGGTTAAAAGGTTTGCATAATAATCAATAAGCTCCACGCTTGGGCTGGTAACAATATCAACTGCTGCTAGGTTTATTAGTAATTGTGATCGTCTTTTTTCGGCTGCTTGTGCATTTTCGCCATGCATTGAAATATGATAATTATCATCTATATGCATTCCAAACTTTAGGTTTGGCTTTTTGTTTGTTTCTTTTATGGCTTTAATATCGGCTGGTAAATCATGGAATGATGTATTGAACATGATGTAATCGGCCCACATAAGGATTGAATCGTTTATTTGAACATCGAATCCGTTGGATTGCTTTTGCGGAGTAGGTTCCTCTATTTGGTTTACAATTGCTTGGTGAGTGCTCGTTTTGTTTAATTCCATGGCAGGAATGATGCTTGAATACAAGCCTGTTCCATTGGCATAACATGCAATGAATAATACATGCACTTTTGATGGATCGGGATTAAGTACTTGTGCGTAACGGATTGCGTAATCCTCGTTTTGTAGGTTGAAAATTTGGTTCATGTTATTTATTTTAGTTTAACGGCTTGTTCTTTAATAGTTTTGGATGTGGTTACTTTTACAAATTCAATATCTTTTTTAATATCAAAATATTCAGATGCACCATGCCCTAATGTTATTTGTGGGTGAAAATGAGTGCTAATATTCTTTTTGTTTAAGCGATTAAATTCTTTTTCGGTAAATCGCTCAATTAAAACACCTTTGCTATAAACCGTTTTGGCATAGTGAGTTCTGGTAACATTTCTACTTAAACGAGCTTCGTAGTGTACGATTTCGGATTGTTTTTCGGTAATATCTTTTTCGGGTTGCAGCAATTTGATTGCTTCGTTTACTTTATCTTTCCAGCAACCTTGGCAATGTGGTCCATCGCACTCTTGATTTTTAGGCAAAAGTGCCTCTTTTAGAATATCGATTATTTTACTGTTCATTTTTTTATTTCTATTTTTAGTGATTGTGCGTTATCTTCGATATATGCTTTAATTTCGGGTGAGCATTTATTGTTTTCGTACAACCATTTTAAATAATGATCCGGTACGTTTGCCATTTTTTTTCCTTTATGAGCACCCCAAGGCATTATTGTTTCGTCTGTTACCATGTTAATTATTTATTTTGTTTACTTTATCGTGGAGAATTTCCAGAAAATCGTGGCTAACTTCAAATATTCTAGTATCTGGATCATTATCAATTTCTTCGGCAATCCATTGCGTTAATTCCTGGTGGAGTAACAACATGTTTTCTGTTTTGGTTTGCTTTTCCTGTAATTGAACTATTTGATTCCTTAAACCTTGGTTTACTTCTTCTTTATCGATTAAATTGTTTTGTAGCCTATCGCGTTGTTCCTCTGCTACAACAACTTCGCTTTTTAAATTTTCGCATTCAGTAACAAGCATATCGTTATAATTTTCTTGCAAAATCAATTGATTAAGCAATACGGTTATTTCGCTTGTTTCAAATTCGAGTGGTCCATCTCCAAAATCAGCAATTTTATTTTTGATTTTTTCAAGTGTTTCTTCAGTTTTTAGTTCGTTAGCCATTTTTTTTAAGATTTGTTATTTTCAAATTACACTTGCCACCACAATCATCGCTTATGGAGCTGTGGTGTACTGCATGTTTTGATTTTAGTTTTAATTCTACTGCTTTTTTTGCTTCTGCTTTGTTTCGAGCATAGGTTGTTGTGCATCCAAAAAAATGCTTACAACTATAATCGCATGAAAATTTTAAATTGTCCATTTTTTTGTTATTTCTAAATTTTAATCCAATCTGCAGGAATTAAATCCTGTGTATTGTAATGGTTTAATTGTGGTCCGAACCATTGGTTTGGTGCAATTGTGATTCCGTATTGGTTATCAAAAAACATGTTTTTGGCAAGCCATGCAGCCCACCAACTAAAACTACTGTTTGCAATAATGTGGCTTTTGCATTGGGCCATTAAAAACAAATCCACAATATCGGAGTTTCCAGATACAAAATGGAGCTTGCAAATATCGTCCGGAACGGTTATGTTTTGTTTGCACCATTCAATATCATCTGAAAATACAATAAAATTAACCATTGACTTTACAGGAAATTCAAAATCTTTATAACTTAATAGTTTTATGATTGCTCTATTGTAATAATCGGTTTCGGATAATGGTGGATGGCAATCTGGCTTTTGCAAATAATCGCCTCTACGAACATGAATTGCTACGGTATTTTGTAAATTCAAAAATTCGGCTCCTGCATTTCGAACAACACGCAAAAATTCGTTTTTTGGCATAAAGTGCCTGATAATCAAATCTTTGTTTTGAACAAAATACTTTTCTGACTGAAAAAAGCCATGCAAAATTGCATTTTTTTCCAATGGTAATGGTTTGTATTCGAATTGCAGGGCAAGTAATGGGTTATGCATTATGCCATTAAATTTGCAATCGTATGTTGTATCCAAATTATCATCAATTGGATTGATAAAGTATTTATTGTATTCCCATGTGGTAAATTGGGCTGCATCGTTTACATTGGCTGCATGTGATAATGTAGCTGCAATTTGAAACAATTGATTGCCTAACCTACCGGTATTTGGTGGATCAATTTTAAATATTACCATCGTAACCTGCTTTTGGTGGTGTATTATCTGATACTTCTTTTTGGATGTTTTCGGGATTACCGATAATGGTATTTCCTTCCTGGTCGATAATTTTCCAACCTGCAATTGCACAAAAACGTGCAAAGTCGCGTGCGCTCATTCCACCATAACCTTTAATTAGGGATGAAATTTTGTCGGCACGAAGGTGCATTTTTTTTAAATGTGGCTCGCGTGGTTTGTTTTTTATAAAAAATTCGGATACAAACTTTAGAATATCAAATTGCTTAAATATTGGTAGTTTTTCTTCTGGTTTAATTGGCTGTGTGCTCATTTTCTTTAGTTTTGTTTTTCTATAAAATGCTTTTTTACTATTTCTAAAATCCCTAAAATTTCTAATGTATTAACAGATTTTTCTGGAACAGAATCGTACTCTAATCCTATTTGACCATTATTCATTATAACAGAAAAAGTTACTTTACGAATACCGCTATTCATTTCGGCTTCTTTTTCGGCACGTAATTGTGGTTGATTAAACAAGTGGAACAATTTTAGGGATAGTTTTGATATTGCTTTATCTAAATTAAAACCAACATCATTGGCCATTTTGAAGTAAATATCCCAAAATTCTGTGTTATTTAATTCAGAAACAAAAACATCGTTTTCGGATTTGTACATTGCAAATTTATGTTCGCAACGCATTTGTTCATTCTGCTTTGTTACATCCGATTCGTTTGGATGTAGTTTTTCTTTACCTGCAAGTGAATATTTTACATTTGCAATGCGGTCGCACAATTTAATAATGGTTGCAAATGGATTTATTTTTAATTTTTCGTAGTATTCTGGTGAAGCTCGTTTACCGGTATGGTTTGTAAGCAACCAAACAAGTTCTGCTACTTGTTTTCCAAATTCGTCCTCCAAAACAGCATTATTGATTTTTTCATCTTCCATAATATCGTGCAACCATGCTGCAGCAATAACGGCATCTTGATGTTGTTTTGGGATTAAATGAATTACTTCAAGTAATTCATCTATAACTATTTTTAGGTGATGTGTGTATGGTTTTGTTCCATACAAGCCTTTATGCTTATCGGCAGCAAATTTTTCGGCTTTTTGAGCGAGTGTAATTTCCATTTTTTATTGAATTTTAGTTAATTTATTGGCAATATTATACAATAAGTTTGTATTGTGCAAATTTATTTTGTGTTTTTTTTGCTATTAACAAACATTTGTACTAATTGTTCCTGTGATTTGTTATCGAATTTTTTTCGAATGTATTCAGCAATAAATGCTTGTACCCTACCTGGAGGATTTCCAAGGCTTATTAATTTGTCGGCTTGTGTATAAAGTTGTCCGTAGGTTTTGAAATTGTAATTGTTTATATCAAAATCATCTATTGCAGCTTTCTCTTTATCTTTTAATGGGCGAAGTCCAAGTGCCGGCCTTCCGCCATTAATTGCATCGTAAAAGTTTTGGAGGAATTTACGGATACGCCAATTAATGTTTTTTAGGTAATAATCGGATAACCGGTAATCATTATGGTAAAGTGTAATGATTAATGGATCTTCCTGCTTTGATGCAATTGGTGCTTTGCGTTGGTAAATTTCGATGTGTGTTGCTCGGTTTAAATATCCATTTTTGTAGAGCATTTCGCACTTTGCCATTAATACATCTTCTTTGTCCTTGGCTTCGTCATAGTTTTGAAATTTTGAATAGCCTTGAATTTCCTGTGCATTGTTTTGTGGATTTTGTGGATCCAAGTAAATTATCCACCAGAAAGTACAGTTTACCTTATCGGCAAGTCCATGAAATTTTTTTCGGTTTTTTTCCATTTTTAGAGTAGTTTAATTTATTTACAATTTTGTTTGTTTTTGTACAATTCGTTATGAATTTGTACCGTTTTGTTTAATATTCTGCAATTTTTGGCAATATTTTAAATATTTGCGTTTTAATTTGTCGGCTTAATTGTTTAATTTTCAATGGTTTAATTGCATAAATTGGACCTTTTGGCGGCTCTCCTAACATTTAGTACATTTAAGTACTGTGTATTTTTGAACATAGAACATTAGAACATTTTTTACAAAAAGATTTTCGAGGTACACCCCTAACTGTATAACATGGAAATTTGTAAAAAATAAAATTTAGGCAATAGTTTTTTGGCTCGGTGCAAAAATGTTGTTTTTGCCGAAGGTATGAAAATTAAGACTGCTTATTTGTCGCGAACAACTAAGCCGAATGGTTTGGTTGTGGCTTAGTATTTTTTCATGGGAGTGATTGAGATTAGTTGTTGGTTAATACTTGTATTAAAATGCGACAAAACAGCCATTGTGTGAGGATTGGATGTTTTATGTTGCGCTAAATATGTTTGAACAGCAAAGCAATCGGCTGTAGATAATTTTAATGAGTATTTTTTACCAGGATTAAGGTAAAATGATTGTATTTTGGATTCGATTGATTTATACAAGCCAGCTACAATTGCATAAACGCAATTTAGTGGATCGGTTTGAGTAGTAGGAACAAAATCAATTGCAGGTTGAAAAACAATACACAATGCTTGCATATCGCTTTCGGTTAGCTTTTTGATTTTTATTTTACTAAGCATTTGCATCGAAATTTGATATTAATTCAATAAGACTTTTTGTATCTTCTGGCAATGGCAAATTAGCCATACCTGTTAAACCTTTTAAGGTTTTGATATGTGCATCACCTTTTTTAATAAAGAATTGGATTAATAGAATTTGTTGTTTAGATAAACCATGGATAGAAAACTCCTGCTCTCCTTGCTCGTTTTTTGATTTGTCTATATATAGGTTCATACGCTTAAACTTTATTGGATGGCAAAGATTGAATTAATTTTTTAGTTGTGCAAGATATTTTTAAAATTTATTTTATTTAAGTTATTAACATGGTATTGCTTATAATAAAACTACTTTCCCTAGATTGCTATCTATTAATGATTGTACGTTGTTTTTACCGTATGCAATTAATACGCTTGGTGCTCCTGCAGAACCTTTTTTTATTCCATCAACTGTGTAAAATTGGATTCTTTTTTCAATAAAACAAATAGCATTTGCACTATTCCATACATGATCAAAAAACATTTTTGTTTCTGTTCTGGCAAATACAAGTGCAATTGCGTTTCCATGTTCGGCACATTTACGAAGCCATAAGTGCGTTTTTTTACCGTATGGAGGATTGCACCAAACACGCTGCCCCCCCCCCCCCAATTTTGCTGCAATCCATCGTCATTAATGGTAAAGTGTGTGGTTGCTGTATCCCATGGCCGATTAATTGGAGCGCATGGATCTAAATCAAATTTACCAAGTTTATGTACTAATGAAGGTGGTGTAAGCCATTCTTCTTTATAGTTTACTATATTGCGTTCGAATTGTACATCCATTATATTACATCAATAAGTTTATTACTATTTTTAATTTCATTAAAGCAATCAACTACATGCTGTTTGCCTTTTATATATTCAGCTCCAAATTGGTTTACTTTATTGTAGCTGCTTAACCGGTTGGCATATTGTTCGTGTTTTTGGATAAGGTAATCGATTCCAATGTATTTGTAATGCAGGAGCTTTAAATGTTCGCTGCGGTATGATAAGTTACGTTTGTATTGTTCTTTTATTACAGGATTGCAATAGTGTGCTCCTGGTCCATAGTTTATTTCTTCCAACATTTTTGGTTGAAACAGAATTGATTTATCAAAGTTTGGAGCACGAACGCCTTTAGTAATTAATGTTGTTAAATTGGCAATGTATTTATCTGGGAATGTTTCTGAAAACATATTATAGCCGTATGGCATAATTATAGGGCATGACGATCCAAGTGTTATTAAAAAATCGATTATGCCAAATCCAGAATAGTTATAATGCAGCAACTCATCCATATCACAAACAATTACCCAATCGGCTTTGGATTGTTTCCAGCAATTGTTTTTAATGTATGTATAGGCTGAATCGTTTAATTGATTGTTGGAATCGTATTGAACTATTTTTACACGTTCGGAAAATTCGTTTTTGATAATTGAAATGGTATTATCGGTGCTGTAATTATCGATTATAGTTACTTTGCTGCAAAAGTTTAAATAATGGGCCAATGTGTAACGAATAAGTTTTTCTTCGTTGTAACACAATATAAATGCTTCTATTTTCATTTATTGTTGCTCAATTTTATTGTTTAAAACCATTATTTTATTAATAAGTTCGCTATTGTCCTTTTGTAGCCTTGTTATTGTTTTTGCTTGCTTTGAAATGGTATCATTTAGTTTTTTGATACGTGCATCGGCTGCTAAATTTTTATCAATATCGGATTGTGATGTTTTTTCAACGGATTGCATCTTTTGTTGCAGCTTGTACAGTTTTATTTCGAGGGATTTTGCGTATCCGCCCGATTTTAATTGAGTTATTTCCTGCAGAGAATCGTTGTAAAGTTTTTTATAGTCGGGAATGGATGTTAAATGCCATGCGTTGCATATATTGCAAAGGTAGGCACGTGTAGGCTGCTTTGCTCGCGTGCTTTTTTCTTTTATTCGGGCAATGTCCTGGTTGGCCAATTGCTCGGATGCATACATAACTTTTTTGCAGGTTCCCATTTTTTTAGTTTACTTTCTAATTTTTTCTTTCAGAAAGGAAATATTATCATTTAGTATATCAATTAAATCAAAAAATTGAAGATGATCAATTGTGTCATCCATTACAAGTGCGCCAATGTATTGAAAACTTACTTTTTCGAGTTCAACAAGTAATTTTACGTATTCGTAGGTAGAAATATTGGGCTGTTTTAATTGTTTGCACAGCCGTTCCATTTGATTGCGAAAACGTGTTACTTTGTTGTTCATGGCAATGGTATTATAGCTGGTTGGCTTTGTTTTATCATGTTAATCATTGAATCAACTGTAGGCACAAGCTCGTATTGTTCGGATTGAAAAATTAATTCTTGTCTTTTGTGGATTAATCCATGCAATGTGTTTATCATTTCTACCTGGTATTGCACTTGCCCAAAAAAACGATATTTTTTTCGTTTATGAATTTCTCGTATTGAGTAGCCAAGTTTTAAGACAGAATCGATGTATGGTTGTACCGTTTGTAAATCGGTAAACCATACGGTATGTATTGCTATTGCAGGATGATAACTATAATCCATGTTAAATTTTGTTATTTAATTTTCCAAATATAATCATGTTCGGTTAATTGTTCAACTTTTTTATGTGTTTTTTTCAACAATTGTTCAATTTCGGCTTGGTTGTATTGTTCCTCTATGCAAATATGGTTTACACGGTGGCGCATTGTTTCGAATCCTTTTAATGCTTGTGGTTCGTATCCTTCCACATCTAAGCTCAATAAATCTATTTGTTGATTAATTGGCAAATAATGGAAAATAAGTGTGTCTAATTTAATTGAATAGCAAATTTGCTTAACTCCTGGTTCGCCTGCTTTTTTTAAATGATCGCTTTCGGTATTTATTCCGGCAACGGTGCTCATTAATCCATTGCATTCGGGAGTATGAATTAATTCTATTTTTTGATTATCGTGCTCACCAAGGGCTTTGTTTACAATAATTGTGTTGTGATGCCTATTGCGTACACATGCTTGAAACTGTTCGAATATTGGTTCTACCAAAATACCGGTCCATTGCATTTGTTGTTCAAAAAATGCGGTATTTGATTGTGTTAAACCATCGTTTGCGCCTGCTTCGATAAAAAAGCCTTTTTTAATTCCATCAAAATACTTTTGGCGGAGTAATTTATCAATATTGTTTATGGAGTGGTACATATTGATTATTTATTTTTTTGGTAATATTTTTTAATTTCATATTTTGCAATATATGATTTTGCTATTTGTTCACTTTCAGTTTTAACTTCAATGTATTCTTGCTTATAAGCATAATCGGGAGTTATGTGTTTTTTATCCACAAAATCGCCTTCTGGATAAAAATGCTTTATGGTTAAATTGCAATTTTCTCCTAAATACTTTTTAAGTGGCTCGCTATCACAAATAAGTGCCCTCCCTATATCTGGTTGAAAATATTCAGTTCCAAAACAATTAGTAAAAATTGCGCCTGTTAAATAATTAACAAAGTCGCACTTTTGCCCATAATTATGAATCCGCCAAGTTCTTTTTATTATAAAGTTTTGCATTTTTTATCGATTAATCCACTTTTTATGTTTTTGCAATAGAATGCTTTTGCCTCCATCAATCCAATTATTAAAGCTGCATGAAAACTGCTGTATTATTACAAATTCGTGCTTGTATAACAAATCCAAAAAATCGGTTTGGTTAATAATTGAATGGTATGTTTTTGCATTGTAACTATCGTTTACTGTTGTACGTGTTTGGCCTGTATTATCAAATTCCTGCCTGTGCAATATTACATAATTTTTGGCATTTTCCAATACTTTTTCCAATTGCTGCAATGGATGCTCCATTACATCAATAAATGCATTCATAAGAATTATATCAAAATCGGCAATAGGTAGATCGTTTATGTTTTGGGATTTAATGTATTTATAGTTTGGGTGCCATTTTTGGGCGCATTGCTCAATTATGTATGGCAAATCGGAGCCATTGTATTCAAAATGATAATCATTAAATAGTTTTGAAATTTGGGCTGTTCCGCAACCAATATCCAATACACGTTGTTGGTTATGGCGGAATGGTATTGCTTTTATTTGTTCTTTTAATACTTGTATGTGTTGTGTTTCGTCCATCAAATTAAGATAAACAGGATAATTGCGATTCATTTCAATTGCAACTTCGGGTGTGTGCCAGCATTCTATCATTATATTGGTTGTTGGTTATTAGTTGTTGGTTGTTGGTCTGTTTAAAATTCGGATTGCTTTTATTGTGTTAATTTCGGTTAGTCCGTATCCATGAACATTATCTGGATGTTCTGATACATTTGAGCATTGCACATAATTGTTGAATTGTTTCATTAAAAAATCGGTATCATCATCTAAAATAACGTAGTTTTTTATGGTTCCAAATGCTTGGGATTCGTTTTGTATCCAATAGTCTACTTCGCAACCACGTGGAACGGAATATCCTTTTATACGTGGTGTTTGTTTTGCAGATAATTTATTGTTCCAAAATTGAATATTGTTTGTTCCTTTAAATATATACAAACTTGGTGTTGTATCTATAACTTCGCCAGGTAAATTGCGGTATTCCCACATTTCCTGCATAATTTTTAATGAACTTTTGCGCCAACTGCTGCTTATTACAATTTTGGCTTGTGTTTCATCAATAATTCGTTTTAAGTTATTTACAAAATGTGGATGAAACAATTGTCCATATTCATCGTGCTCCTGACTTGCAACGGCTAAAACGCCATCAATATCTACAAATGCTATGTTCATGGTTTTGTTGAATCATTTTTTTGTTGATTATAATATAATTGCATTATGTTTGCTTCGGATAGGATTGTTTTAAAATTATCGTTTGAATAATAATTTGCACCAATCATTTTTATATATCCATTATCGCGTGCCCATGTTGTTCCGCTAATTAAACTTGGATATAAATGGTTTTGGAAATTGGCTTCGAGCTGTTTTATTGCTGCATCGGCAACTATATGTGGAAAATTGTTAATTGCAGCATTTTGCACAACAACTTTCTCCCACAATTCTTTATGCTCTTGCTGTTTTACAGCATAAACAAGTGCCCCATATTCAAATGCTGATTTTAAAAATGCATGTTTATTTTCATACACATCAAAGCTATAAAGATTGTCTTGTATGTAATTTTGGATCTTGGATTTTGTTTCGGAATCAATTACATTGCATTTATCAATAATTTTATTGAGTTCATCAATTATTGCTTTGCGTAAATCGTGTTTGTTTATATCTAATGGGTTCATTTTACAATATTTTTTCGATTAATTTTAAACCTGCGAAATTTTTGTATTAATGTATTGGTTCAATGCTTTTTGCAATTTTTCTTTTTGTGGTTTTTGTGCTTTCATGGTTTTTATTTTAAATCATCAAATTGTTTTTGGAGGTCGGCTATTCTATAAGTAATAGAATTATAAACCGCTTCGGCATCTTCTTTATGAATTTCTTTGAATGAACTTACATCATGGTGAATTGGAACTATGGCTTTTTGTCCAAAAAACTCCATTTCTACCTTAATTCCAAATGACTTGCCTTCAAATAATGCTGAAAGATATTGTTTTGTCATTCTCAAAAAGTAAATCCTTTGTTGGATTTGTTGTGCAACTTCAAATGTTTCTGGTTTCATTATAGTTTTAGTTTTGCTTCGTAATTTAACATTAATGCGCTTGGTTTGTTTTGTTTGCCTTCTTCAAAAAATGCATCCATTTTGGTTTTATCGTTTGGCTTCAACAATGTTAATGCATAGGCATATTTCATGCATGTAAGTTTGTAATACAAGTTGTTTTTACTACGTGGTGTGTAATGCTCAAATGCAATTAAATAACCAAGCAAAATGGCTGTTTCTAGCTTTAATTGTTTGTAACTTAATTTACGTAAATATTTACGATATTGAACGAATGCAGGCAATGTGTTGCCTATGTTTTTTTTAGCCATTATCTATAAGTTTAAATTCATATACAAATACCCATGGATTTTTGTTCCATGAATCGTTTCCATTAATAAAGCTCCATAAAGACTTAAAAGAATAAGTTGTTTGCTTATGTGCAAAATTATCATCAAAATAGCATTTATACAATTCGGTATCTCTCCAATGCTTTTCCACTCCTTCTTTTAAGGCATCGTATTCGGAAATATCCTGCAATCGTTCTACTCGAATATTGGTAACTTGTACTTTAAAACGTGCTGATACTGCAGGCATCATTAATTTTGATTTCCACTTTATTTTTTTGCGTGCTTCTGGATCATAATCGGCTTGATAAATGTGATGGTGTGTTGTATTGCCTGCAATGGCATAGTTTTCCTTTAAATAGCAAATATCACCTATTTGGTATTTTGGCTTGCATGATATTAATGCTGATGTGCTTGGATTGTCTAAATCAACAAAAAGTGCATACAATTGGTCCTTTTCGGTAATTGGTGGTAATAATGCATGAAACTTGTAACGGCTTGGATTTTCATTGACTTTTTCAAGTCCGTGAGTTCTGCGTGTTTGTGTTTTTACTTTAGCAACAACTTGCTTTAATAAAAACTCTTTGAACATAAATGATTTCATTTTCCCATTTTTTTTATAATCAACTTGGCAATAATATACAATCTTTTTGATGTATCAAAATAAAATGATTACATTCTTTTGTTGTTTTATAATAGTTTTTGCCATGTGGTACTACCGGAAGGCTTTGCCCAATACTTTTGGATAACAAAACGCTATTCCTATCGGTTAAAACGCCTTTGTATTCTACAATTGGATATGCTCCATTGGAGTATCCTGTAATTTGTACCCAAAGTTCTTGATCCATTATTTTTTCTTTTGTTTTGCTATTTTTAAGCCTGTTGCATGTTGTTCTGGACTAGCAATTACATCGGTAGCTTTTACTACTTTTTTGTTTTGTAGTGCTTTTATTTTAAATAAATGCAATGCAAATTCGCCTTTTTGGTGCTGCAAGTATTGTTCGGCTTGGAAATACTCGTTTCTGCGGTATTGTTCCTGTGGATGATTAAAATCGAACATAAATACGCGTGTGGTATCTGTGCCAATGTTTTCGCACATGCGTGCGCAATGTACGCGAGCACGCCCACGGATAATTACTACCGAAAATTTGCCAAAACGTTTTAATTGTTGTTCGGCTTCCTGTATGTATGCATGAAACTCGCGTTCGTTACCATCATCGGATTGCATTGGCTCGGTTGGTGGAACATATACGGAAGTCATGTTTTGTGGCTGCAAATCAATAATTTTGCCTAACGCATCAAGCTCATGTGTAATAACGGTTACGTGTTTTACTTTATCGGCAATTTGAAGTGATAAATCACCATTTCCCCATTCCAATACACGATCGGTAGGTTTTAAGTTTTTTAATAAAAAAGCTGCTTCGGCTTCGGTACAAATGTTTTCGAAATTCATGGTTTGTTTATTTTTTATTTGTTATTGAGCATCGATAAAATTAACGGAATTAAATCCTATGTTTGGTATTTCTTGAATATACACTACTGTATGCCATCCATCAACTTTGGTAGATTGAATTGTGTATTTGCCTCCTACCTTTAAATACTTATTTGCTAATTCGGCTTCGGGTTCATTACCATTGTTAATTGATTCTTTTGTTACAATTACTTTGTGCCCTTGTTTTGCGTATATGTTCATGGTATAAATTTTATTTAATTGCAAATATAATTATTTTTTTATAAACAAATCTATTTGGTCGGGTTGCTTAAATTCCTTCCAATTGAAGTCTTTTTTTGTTTTTGTTTTGTGGCAAGGCTTGCACAATGGCTTGAAATTTCCTAACCAACAACCACCACCGCCATGCTTAACAGGTATAATGTGATCTATATCTTCCCAATCATTTTCGTTGCATTCGCAACACTTGCTTCCGTAATATGTATGAAGAAGAACTTTTGCCTCTTTTGTTCCGTAAGCAATTATTGAATAAACACGGTATGCAAAGTTTTTACAATTTTGGTCGGCCCAACTAAATTTTGCTTTTTGTCCGCAACCACAACGGCAATCGCCATTATCGTTTTTTGGAAACAGAGCTTCTATTGTTAATTTGCCTTGGTTTCTTCTGTATGGATTAATTAAATGGCTTATTCGTTGATATATTTCTGTGGGATTAAAGAATATTAATCGCAATCGATTATTCCAATATCCCATTCTTAAAGAATCTTCCAAAAACCATTCGGGAGCACTAATTTCCTTTTGTGGTAATGGCTTTATTGTTTCCGCATTTATTTCCATCAATGAAACGCCCTTTCCAACAAAAATGGTGTTAATTGTGCTTCAAACTCCTTTTTTAGCTGTTTCATGGCTTTGGTGATAGCAAATGGATGGCAACCTGTGAAACGTGTTGTATAGCAATCGCCACGTGCATCTGGTGTAAATTCGTGTACGCCTTGGTATTTTTGTTCTATTGATTGCTTTTGCTCTGCATTACCTGTTACCCATGGTAAATATACGCTATTGAAATAATCGGGGATGCATTTGCCTGGTGAAATTACTGCCCCCTCGTAATATTGTACTTTTTCGAATACTTGTCGCGGAAACGTGTAACTGTAATGATACATGTAAATTCCTTGTGCGGCCAATTGCTCGCTCGATAAGTGTTTTTTGTCTACTCCTGCAGGTAATTCCATTGTTGGTGGACGATGGTTTATCCATTGTGCGCCCCAATATGGATATTTGCGGATACGAATAAATTCGTGATCATGGTCGAAGCCGGTTAAATAATGCTCAAATCCACCATAAAAACTGTATGCTTTAAATCCAACGCTGGTTGGTTTTTCGGTTTCGAGTAGTTTAATTGTTGATTGAATATCGGCTGCTTTAAAAACTTCATCGGCATCAATATTCCAGATGTAATCGGTATCGGCTTCTACATGCTGCATGTATGCATTGGCTTGCTCGGTTTTTTCCAAGTATGTGCCATGTACAATTTTGATTTTTTTCTGTGGATCGGGAAAGTTTTTGAGTATTTGGTTTGTACGGTCCAACGATGTGGTGAATCCTTTATCTTTCCAATATGTAACACAACCTTCGGAAATAAGGATTTGGTTCATGTATGGATAAATGCTTTCCAATACTTGTTGTAATACAAAATCGGAATTAAAAACGATTATTCCTGCTGCTATTTTCATGGGTTATTTTTTATTGTTCTCTATATTTGCTTAATAGCTGTTCAAACTTTATTCCTTCATCAACATTTCCATCTGACTTTTGATACCATAAACCATTTGCTCCTTTTATCCAATATCCAGCATCAATAAAATCAGCAAAATCCTCCATTTCATTGTTTTTTTTTACTGAATTTTCTTCTGCTCCCTTTTTTATAGTAATACTTGTTAATCCTGGAGTACCATCATCTGTCCATGTAAATTCTTCCATAACTGCAAATGAAGGATTTTCGCCTGTTTGTTGTTTGTATGCTTGTTTCAACGTTACAGCCAAACTCAAGCATTCCGATAAATCCGTTAAAAACAAATCTATATTATCTTTTGTTACTGCATTTACTGCATCGGCTACTGTTTTAATATTGTATTTTTTTGCCATTTTTTTTAATTATTGTTTTTACGATGTATAAAGCAATTTTGTGTTTCTATTTGGCATGTATTTGGAATAAATGCTACAGGTTTGTTGAATTTGGAGCATGTTCCATAATTGCAGCGATGCGATGCTTTTAATTGCCCTTGGTGCAAATGGTCGAATGATTTCATTTTTTCAAAATCGCGGACCATAAAAGCACAATCGTTGCAATTGCAATCTATGAGCTGCAATTCATACAAACTATTTTTATCCATTTAATCTTTTTTTGAAAACAATGCCTTAACAATTACTATTATTAAAAATAGCCCTATTGATATTACTGCTGGTGCCCATAAAGGTGCTGTTACTGCCCACCAACTCCAATTGGCTACCATACCAATTTGTGTAAGTTTTAGTACTAAAAAGATAAGGAATACTACTATTAAAAGTAATGATAAGGCTCCGGAGTTTGATTTTTTTTCTGACATTTTTTTTAGTTTTTATATTTATTATACAATTGTGTGAATAATGGTGTTGGATTTTTTAAGCAACAGGTGTTTTCGGCTCCATGATCATCGTCAATAGGGCGAAGTATTTCTACCTTTGGTATTAAGCATGTATATTCCATATCGGATTGATAGTGCCTTAATTCATAATCGTGTGGGCGATGGCCTATACGCCTAAAAAACTTTTTTGCATATTCGGCTTTAAAAATACAATTTGTTCCTAAATAAAATCGTTTGAAAGGTATGCAAAACTTTTCGAAGTTTGGTGCTGTAAATCGAATAATTTTAACAAATTCATCTTCATAAATTGCTGGTACATGTTTAGAGCACTCCATTTCTACCTGGTGGAAACTTGTACGAATAACATCTACGCTATGCTCTGCTGCTTTTTGCATAATGTAATCAAATGTATTTTTATCCTGCAGCACGCAAAAATGATCTTCCTCAAAATTCAAAAAATAATCGGAATCGGCTTTTAAATTATTGTTAATCAATTCAATCATTTTTTCGCCATGGCTTTGTTCTGAATTTATTATAATTTCAGATGGAGCTTTAATAAAATCAATTGAATCTCTTGATATTGCATAAAACAATCCGCGCTCCTTTGATTTTAGGTGTATGTTGCCTAATATGTGCATTATTTGAATTTGATTTGTTTTAGATGGTCCATTAATTCTTTTTTGTTTTCGGGATTTATGTGCATATTGTGCTCGTTTCCGTTTTTATCGGTAAGGAGCATGTATTGTTGGCTTTGTTCGGAACCTTGGTCGAAGTTTAATCCAATGCGGCATTTTGGATTGCCACAAGCACATTTAACTTTTCGATTATCCAAGTTTGTTGGTGTATTTTTTAAATACACGCTGTACCATTCCATTGCCAATTAGTATTCGGGCGATGCTGGACCATAAAGCGAAATAAGTGTTGAACGAATGTTTTGGTATGGTTTATTTGCGATTCCTGCCATTTTTTTTAGGTTTTTTTCTGCGTTGGTTACGTAATTGCCTTCCTGTTGGTTGTATTTTATTTTCTACCAAATAGGTTGCACTATAATTATGAATTATTATTGGTGGTGGTCCAAAAACGTTGGTGATGCTTTTTTCTTCCGGTTCATGTTCGTTTTTTATAATTACCGTTGTTGTTTTTTCTGGAACGGTTGTTTGTGCAAAAATTGGAGCACTTGCGCCAATTATTAATATTTTACTTCTTTTTGACATTTTATTTAATATTGATTAATCAAATTTAATGCTTTTTGTAATTCGGATGCATAATTTTGGTAATAATTGCCAATTGCGGAGCAATATTGCTCAATTGGTTTACCATCTTGGTTCCATTCGCCATGATCATCGCTTCGCCAGGTTCCATCATTATTTATTACAAAATGGCTAAAATGATTAAACACTAATGGTTTTGATGCTTCGCCAAATTTATGTACACGATTGTTATTATCAAAATGATAACGTGTAAAATTCCATGGTGCTCCATGCAAAATATCGGTATCTCTATCAAATACACATACGTTTTTTGCGCCAAACAGCGGAATAAACAGGTCTAAATACTTTTGATCGCCACAAGTGCCGTATTTTTCGTAATACTTGTTTTTAGGGTTTAATAACCAATTTTTCCAATGGTCGCTTATGATTGCTCCATCTATATCGTTACGGAAAAATACACAACCTACATTAAATTCGCCTACATTATTTGTATCTGGATTGTAGGATTCGAATTGATGTGTATGTATTCCTACCGAAAAAATAGCACATGCATCGAATATTAATTGCGGTGGATGGTAAAAATACAAATCGGCATCGCAATAGAGTAATTCGCCTTTGCGTGGAATTTCGTTACGTAGTAACCAATTGATAAAATAAGGTGTTAAGGTCCAACAAAATTGGCTGTATGAATTACCATATTGGCTTGCTGGATTGTTGCGTGCCAATGATAATTCTTTGTTTTGCTGCTCTAAATTTGCTAAACTTATTGGTGCAAGGGATGGTAAACCAAGTTTACACAATGTTGTGTATGTTGAATCGTCTGTGCAAAGATAAAACAATTTAAAATTGGGATCCAATGCAGCAATTGAGTTGTACAATGCAATACCTTTTGCAAGGTAGTTTATATCGGAATGGGTGCAATAGTAGTTCATTATGGTTGTTGGTTGTTAGGAATTATAAACGTTTTGATTTAATATTTCTGATTTTAAAGCATTATGATAATTATCACAAATAAGGAATCCAAGATCGGTACGGTATATTCGTAAATATTTTAAATTCCAATTTTCCCCATATCCTGTTAATTGAAAAAATCGCCATTCTTTATCTGCTCCACCAGAATCTACAAAATATCTATCAAGAAGTTGTTTCAATTGTTCTAATGTATGGAAAAAGTGGGGATATTTTTTAATTAATTCCCAATCTTCGTGATTTTCTGTTTGAAAATTATATCCTGCATGAAAATCGCGTGTATCGATATTGAATCGGTTGTTTTTAGGGCAATTAAAATCTAATTCTTTGTAAAATACCCATTCGTCTTTTTCTTCCATTTCTTAAATATTTACAGTTACAATTTTGTGATAGCCTCTTATTCTGTTAAAAAATGATTTTAAGCTCGGTTTTGGGTTTATGTATTGGTCTGCTCCCCATTCGTTATAAAAAATATCCAGCATTTGAATAATTCCTTCTCTTGAATTACGTTGTTCTACTATATTATCCTTCCAATTTACATAAGAAAAAATGCTTTCGGAGCAAATAATAATTCCATACTTATCGTTATCAAATTCAAAACAATTGTATTGTCCTAAATATGGGCATGTAACAATACGAACGCGATTGCCTTTGTGCAAATTATTGATAAATGCAAATCGAGCATTGTTAATTATCCATTCTATTGTTTGGCTTTGCGACCACAAATAGGATTGCTGAAATTTTATTTGTTTCATGTTATTCAAAAATATTTTTACTATGTGGTGAGTGAACAAAATTTTCGGCTGCTTTTTTTAACCAAGCATCTGTACGCCTTATTTCCTCCAATAATAGTTGTTTTTTGTATGCCGATGGTGGATTTCCTTTATCGTCTTTACCATAAAGGAAATAATCCATCAATCGGTTTTTATAATCGCCAATATCCAACAAATCCTGTTGGTATATTGGCTTTGTATGGTGCTTTTTTACAAATGTAAAAAAAGGTAATGATTTATTCAATTCTCCCATTTTTATTGAATTTAATCGTTTAATAATTTATCGGTAAAGGCTTTATCGTTACCAAGGTAATTTACCCAATATCCGGATTGACCTTGTAATGCAAACTTTTTACGAACTTCATCGGATGAAGTATAGCATATTGGCCGCATTTCGGATTGTGTGCCTTGATATATCACCACTAAGTTTTTTTTAATGATTGCTATCACAAAAAGCAAATCGCGGTTTTCGGCAAACATATCACCTTCCTTTAGTTCGGCAAAGGCATGGTTTGTATCCAATTGGTTTTTCTGAAAAGGATGTACTGTTGATGCTTCCATTTTTTATGATTTATTGGTTAAATAAATTGTTTACGGTACAATTGCAAGCCATTTGTATCGATTGACATACCACATTTTTTGGTAAGATAATCTAACTTGCCCCAGCTTTTATTACCAAGTGGTTCGGCTTTGGTTAAATCGATTGCGCCTGTATTGGAAAAGTTTACTTTTTTTGCAGCAAGTGATCTTATTGCTTTGTCGGGATTTAGTTCGCGTCCTTTCATAAATTATTAGTTGTTTTTTAAAATTGGTTGATTACCTGTTAAAATTGCTTTGTCGGACTTGTTTCCAACCCATTGATAGCCATCTTTATAGCTTACTTTGTGATTATCTTCGTATCCTTTACGAAGTAATGGTGTGGCTACTTGTGCGCAAGCAATACGCTGCTGAACTGAATTTTTGCTCATAAATGTTTTTTTAGTTTTGTTTTATGTTTTTACGAATATAGAACTTATCTTATGACTTTTGAAGAAATTTTATTTTCTTTTTTTCACCAATCATTGAATTATAGTCTAATTCAACTTTTAATGAATTAATTATTTTACCTGCCGTATTTGCAAGCTCTTTACCCATTTTCAAATCCATTTTTTTTGTTTTCATTTGCTCATAATTATCAAGCAAACTAACTCTTAATTCTTCGATGTTTTGCATAGTCTTTTTGTTTGGATTAATATTCTTTTAATTTCTAATAATTCTGGATTCTCCTTCAATTGATCCACGGTATATCCGTTTTTTTCCCTTAATAATTTACTTACATACCTATCCGCAATTTGCTCCCTTTTCGTCTTTTCTTTTTTGCTATCCCTTAAATTTATTTTTGCTCTGTTTTTTTTATTATAATCTTGATATGTTTTTTTGTTTTTGATATAATCATTTTTATTCCATACTTCGTTTTTTTGTTTCTTTTTACATGTAGGGCAATATTTAGCAATCAATATCCTATCAAACAATGAAGTTCCGCATCTCTTGCATAGGTTTTTAGCTTTTTTTTCTAAAATAATTTTTTCCTTTTTTTCACGATTTTCTTCTGCATTTTTAGAATGCCATATTTTAGAATTGTTACGATACCTTTTTAACTTTTCTGGATTATTTAATAGCCAAATTTTATGATTAGCATATACGCATGATTTACAGCTACTTGTGTATTTCCCTTTTTTAATTTGAAATTCGGATATTTCTTTTTTATCATTGCATTTAGTGCAAATCTTAAATTCAACCATAACGTTTAACCTTTATTTATGTTTTTACGAATATAGAACTTATCTCCCCAATGGCAATCGGTCATTTTGCATTCGGCTGCTTCAAATCCATGTTCGGATAAAAAAGCATCAATTTCATGTACCAATGCACAACCTTTGTAAAGCTCCTGATCATTAACTTCGGTATAAATGTAATTTATGTGCTTTAGGTTATTTTCCATGCCTTTTAATGCAAGCAATTCGGCACCTTGAATATCTATATTCAAAAAATCGTAATACTCCATATCAATGCATCCATGTTCAATTATATCATCTGCGGTGATGGTAATCATTTCAATTGATTGCACATTTTGAACGGAAGGATGGTATTCCAAATGCTTATCGAGTGGCAAAAAGGATGAAGATTCGCCATTATTGTTGGTAATGTTGAATGTAACTGATTGAAGTGATTTATCACTTACACATGCTTGTATTGCAAATGCATGTGGGTTTGATTCGATGTGTTTTTGAAGTTGTTCGAAAATTTCGGGGATTGGTTCAATCCAAATTTGATTTTCAACTCCTTTATCCAGGTATTGTTGTGCCTCCTGCCCTGTATTGGCACCAATATGGAATACACCCTTGGGGCGTATTCCGTATTTATCTATAAGTGTTGCGAATGGTATAAGCATTATTTTTGCTCTCCTTTCATCATTTTTGCTGCTACAGCAAAAAATTCGCCTTTATCAATTGTAATTGATTGATTTTGGATTTCGTGCATTTTTTGTAAGATAATGTTAAAATCACCAGAAACATTAATTTTGCAATCGTTTGCTTCGTTTAATTCAAATGATACACGTGCGGTAATTTTTGGACCGGATTGCATTTGACTTTCTCTAATTTTTTGTTCCAACTTTTCACTTTCTGCACCTGCAGTTCTACCGTGCAAATATGCTCCAATAATTTTTTTATCGGTTTCGGATGGTGCTGTTGGTTTAAATATTTTTATTGATTTTTCTTTCGAAACACTTTTTGATTTACCTGCAGCCTTTTGGGGTGCTGTTTTTTTTGTGGTTGCTTTTTTTGCCATGATTTTATTTTTGTTTATAGGTTTGAATTAATTGATTGATTTTTTCGGTATAATTTTTTGTATTGAAATGACTATTTGCATGAATGCGGTGGTCCACTAACTTTTGGTTTATGTTAGTGAATTTAGCATCGGTATAACGCATAATGCGTAGCCATAAATCATAATCTTCTATTCCATCAAGTTCGGGATTGTATGGAAATTGTTCCATTAAATTGGCACGAATAAGTGCGCTGCAATTTACAATTGGGTTGTGGCCATTGTAGGCATCTTCTACTATTTTATCGTGCAAAAATGGGCGTGGGCGTGGATTTATTTCTATTTCTTTGCTTTGTGCATCAATATAATAACAATCGGTACCAATAACATCGTATGCATTGGCGTATTTTAATTGTTCTTCCAGCTTTGTTGGATGCCATACATCATCTGCATCTTGGATTGCAAACCATTGTGCTTTTGGAAGCGAATATAAATTTTCTGAATATTGTAGTAGCAAATTAGATATAAAATTTAATGCATCTGATTTATTATCACAAGTTCCCATTGTAAAATCTTTAATTTTACCTGGATTATTTAAACGATATTCATCAACAATTTTTTGAGTATTGTCGGTGCATCCGTTTAACGCAACAATAAGATTAAAATTTTGGTGGGTTTGGTTTAGAACGCTTTCAATAGCTTGCCTAATGTAGCGTTCGCCATTACGAACCGCTAAAAGCACATATACATGATTATTTCCCATTTTTTGTTTGTAAATTTTAGGCAATATTAAACCTTTATTTGTAATATGCAAACTTTATTTTAATTTACTTATTAACAATTAAATGTTAATTACGGTAATAATTGGTTCCTTTTGCTGCTTTATCTTTATCTACAAATATAATTTTGGGCGTAAATGGTGGTTCTATTGCCCAACGCTGTTTAATGTATTCTTGGTTTTCCATCCAAAGTTCGTACATGTATGGGTTAAGTTTACCAGGTTCGTGCTCGCAATAATGGTAGGTTGGTGGTAGAATTTTCACCAAAGGTTCATTATTACACACAAATTTATTAATTGCTGATTCATCGTGCCAAATTGGTGTAATTCCAGCAAATTTATCGTTTTGAATGTATAAAAACATTAATGCGCACATAGCTTTAAAATTATACGTTTGACCTCCATAAAATCCGCCTCCTACATAGATTGTTGGCTTGTGAGCAAAGCATGATGAATTGGCGTTTGTTTCGAATGGTGCTGCATCTGTTCTGTTTATGTATGCGCCATGTGCAACACAAACAATATGGTGCTTACATATTAAAGGAGTGATTTCGGAAGCAAAATAAGCATCGGCATCTATTGCAAAACAATGTGTAAATTTTTCGTAGTGATTAAAATCGGAAAGGTATTTTGAATAAAAATACGAACGCCACATGGATGCTTCTGGGAATGGCTTATGCTCTACTTCGATGTATTCAATATCTCTTTTTGTTTCGGGCAAAGGTGTTGCTATATCGGAAACAAATATAACGTAAACAACTTCCTGCTGTGGCAAAAAATATTGATCGGCCGATTCGATTAATTTTGGAAGAAACTCGGTGTATTTGCCGGTTGCTGTAATAAATAGTGCTATTTTCATTTTATTAAAGAAAGTGTTTTTGGTATTCCGTTTTTAAAAAAGAATGTAGTAGTCCAACCTGTATAAGTAAATCCGTATTTGTCGGGTTCGTGTTGGTATGTTTCTATTCGTTGAAAACTATTCATTAAATTTTTTCCTGGTGCATAATACTCGCGTTCGGAATTATCCAATATTAAAACTCCATTTTTGGCTAAATATGGCAATGCGGATTGAATACATGCTGCACGATTGCGCCCATCTACCAAAATAATATCGTATTTATCCCCAATTTTAGCTGCTTCGGCAATAGCATCGTGGTAAGATTGCTCCCTGCGCATTAACATACCATCTTGAGGCTTTGCTAAAAAACTTTTAGCTTGTTTGGTAATCTCATCCCACCATTGTGTATCGTGCTCCACAGAATGCAGCACTTTTACATTTTTTTGCTTTAAAAACCAAATGGTGCTTGCTCCCATTCCGTATTCGAAAATACGCAAATCTTTGCCATTATCAATTATTTTTTGAAGTATTCGATTAGCTTCTTCGGTAAGCCATGGTTCGGTGCGTAGTTGGTCCATTTGAGTTTAAATTTATATGTGATATTGGAGTTTGTATTTTGCTAATTGTATTGTGGCTCAAATGTAAGTAAATATTTGTTGTTTTTACATTGTTGTGCCCTAATAATCGTTGTATTAAATTAATATCTGTACCATATTCTACCATGTGCGTAGCACTTGTGTGGCGAATAAGGTGAGCATATATTCGCTTATTGCAAATTCCGGCTTTATCGGCCAATTGTTTTAAAACTTGGTTTACGCTGCTTTCGGTATATTGAATATCAAATTGGCCATTTAACACATACGTTTGGGATTTGTATTGATAATAATATGTTTCCAACAATTTTATTAAATCGGGATCAAGTGGAACTTGCCTATCTTTTTTGCCTTTTGCTTGAATGATATTTATTATCATTCTACTACGATCAATGTGTTGCCATTTAAGGTTTATTAATTCGGAAACACGTAAGCTGCAGGAGTAAAGTAGCGATAATATTACTTTGTGCTTTAGGTTTGCACATACATCAAACATTTTTTGTATTTCCTGTACCGACAAAACGATTGGTAATTTTTTGTCTTTTTTAGAAAAAGGAATTTTTTCTAATTTAATGGGCATTCCAACTGTTATTGAATAAAAGGATTTTATTGCACATAGTTTATGGTTACGTGTATTTATTGTTGGAAACGTTAATAGCCATTCTTTAATTTTTTGCGTTGAAATTGCTTTTGGCTCTGTTTCGCTGCTAAAATATTTTAAGAATGTTCCAACCGAACACAAATAGTTTTCTTGCGTTCGCTCACTTGGATATTTTAACTTACAATCTGTCGAATATTTATCATACCATTTTCGAAATTCCATTTTGGACCTCCTTGTTTTATTGTTGTTTTAGACTGTTTTATCTATATAGTAGTTAGGTGCAAGTTTTAAAACCCTACCCACCTGTGTTTATCAAACTAAGTGGTTAAAAATGTGTTCTATTACAGGTACAGTCCATCCGTTTCCTAGTAAATGGTATCTTTTACCACTTGCCACACCATTTGTATAATCTAAAGTAACCCCTTGTAATATCTCACACTCATTTTCTGTTAATTTTCTAAGCCCTTTTTTCATCTTAACTATATTAGTAGCTGACCTATCGCATCTAAACGAATGTGGTGTTATGCAATTAGCTCTATTGTATTTTATTGATTTATTATAAAAATCAACAACTTCAATAGTATTTCCACTTTCTAAATATCTACAATTATCGTAATGTTTTATCTGATGTTCTTTACAGTAATATTTTTCATCTACATTTTCTAACAATACATTATCTATATAATATTGCTTAGTTATTATGTTTTCTAAAGGAATATTTGTCCAATAATATCTTTCTCTATTTTGTGCGGTAAAATTATTTGAATTTATTAAAACGCCTTTTACTCCTAAAAAATTATCTAAATCCAATTTACTTTTTTCTTTCATTTTTACATTTTCTAATAAAAAGTATTTAGGATTAGTTTCTTTTAAAATTCTTAGGTATTCATAAAATAGTTTTGATTTATCACCGTCTAATTCCTTACGTTCAAATTTTAAACTTGAAAAATCCTGACAGGGTGAGCCTCCAATAAGTAAATCAATTTTAGGTAAATCAATTGACTTTACATCAATAACGCTTCCGATATGTTTTGTATTTGGATAGTTTTTTTTAGTTATGAAAATAGCATCTTTATCAATTTCACTCGCAAAATAATTATCTACTTTGATTCCTAAATTATTTAAAGCTATTTGTCCACAACTCATTCCATCAAATAAACTAAGTACATTCATTTTGTTTTAATTTTAAATTATATGTTTTACATTCCAATTTGCACTCCTTCGTTTTAAAACCAGACACCTAACCGCACCTAATAAACAGCAAGCCGATTTATTAGCTGCAAACCGTTAGCAGAAAGCACTACACTACTGCTAAAATTGAACTTTCGATTATTTCTTGACATAATTCTTTTGGTATTTTTGAACGGTTAAAACTTCCTTTTTTGCCTTGCGTTCCTGTTTTCGATCCTCTTGGTGCAGGTTGATGATGACAATTTTTGTTTCCGTTGTGGCACATTGGTCTTGGTTGCCATACTTCGCTATTTGTCCATATATCCGTTGGCTTTGCTCTATCGTCGCCATAAGTACAATACCAAACCGTATGCCTTTTAAATCTTTGCATAAATGGCATTTTACGCATCATTCCTCTTGGGTTTTCAATAAAGAATACCATTTTAGGATTAATCAAAAGCCATTCATCGATTAGGCTAATAAAGTGTTGGTTTACTGCATCGCATTTTTTAGCGTATTCGCTTTTTGGATCTGTTCCATTTCGGTGTGTGCTTATTGCTGCAATAGTGTAAGTTGTGCAATCAGGAGAAGCCCAAACAACATCTGGAATAAATGGCACATCTTTAGTTTGTAATTCTTCAATATCAATGGCTAAATCTATTTTATCAAACTTTTGCCAATCAATACTAAAAACATTCATCCCTTTTGCTTCGGCTACACTTCCAACGGATCGAGAACCAGCGAATAATTCTACTAAATTACCCGTGCCATCTGCTAACATCGGTTTGGCAAAATTGCCGTTTGGTGCTTCTATTGAACTTTTATCTATCATTTGAACATTTGTTTTTTAATTAAACTTTTGGGAACGGCAACTTCGCCAAGCCGATAACCGTTATGTGCCATTTAAAGAGCGACACTACTCTCAACTTCATTGCCCCAAACATCCCAACCATCGGGTTTTATTCGGGCAAATAGTTCAATCCTGTCTTTTCCGAAAATCTCTATCATCTCTCTTATCTCTTTTGGTTTTTCTGAATGTCTTAATTTTTTTGAACTTATCTGAATAAGTGTTGGTATAGTTTTCCGTTTTGGGAATTTAGGTAAATTACCTTTTCTGCCAACTAATAGAAATTCAGTTCTGTGATGGAATCCGTATAAGCACAATCCATTCATTTTATCCCAAGTAATAGTTCTTTGATAGTTAAATCCCCATTCTTCCATAACTTCAAATGCTTGTCTTAAATATCCTTGTGTTGTCCACAAAAACAAAATACTATCATCTTTTGCCAACATTTCCACATTCAAATTTTTTATATCCTCTATTTTCATCATCGGATATGAATGTTCTATCTGATTTGGTCTTGTTTTTCTTTTAAACATTTTTACATCCCAAGCAGGGTCGGCATATATTACATCGTATTTCTTCATATTTCTAAATTAAATTCGTAAATAAAAAACGGCACATAACACGGTATATAAGCAAGTTTGCCATTAAGTTTGTGGGTAATTTGAAACATTCTGCAAGGCAAACCTGCTCATATACCCATCCGTTATATCCCCTTAATCAAATCGGCTACATTTTTCCAATCATTTGGTGATGCTGTGCTTTTGTTTTTATATAATTGGCGCAATACATTTAAAGTGTTATTAACCCTATCTTTTTTGGTATTATTGCTTTCATTATTTTTAACAGGCAAATTATCTGTTAAATCCCATTCTATGCAAATTCTACCGGTAACGCTGCATTTCTTTTCACCTTTTTCATAAATAACGCCTAATTCTCTTAACTCTGTGAACCTTGCTCTTGCTTGTGAAAAAATATTTTTCGAATTTAAACTATTTTGCATTGCCTCCGAACTTGTGCAAGGAGCATGTTGATATATCAATTCATAAACTTCTAGCCTGCGTTTTGTAAGCAAACCTTCGTTTTTTATTTGATTGTAACAATCAATGGATGTTTGTCTTGCCATTTTTTTATTTATTTTGATTGTTATTTTTCATTTCGGCCATTTCGTTAAGTTTTTGCTGGAACTTACTTACTTTTAATACCTTTTTTGGCGTTTCTGTGGCTGCAGGTTCATTTTCTTGTTCCTGGTTAATTTTCCATACATAGTATGTTTTAAAATCGCTATCGGAAGTATTTAGTATGTTGCACCAAAATTGAGCAATCCATTTGAACTTGAATTTTGTTGGATTGTGATTTTTGGGCTTACAAAACAACCAAAAACGTACTGATCCGTATGTGAATATTCCGTTGTATTTTATTATGTGCATATTTTACAATTTTTATATAAAAACAAAGCATCCCGAAACGGCTAGGTAAACAATAGTGGAAATGGGAAACCACACATGAAAACCATCGCCAATTTCGGGATGCTTCTTATTTCGTTACAGTTCAAATTTCCCATTTTTTGAATGTTTAACCGTGGCAAATATAATGGTTTATTTTATACTTGCAAATTTATTTTATAAACACTTATGCCATGCCCGATTTTTTCAAATCAAGCTCATACTGCAATTTGCGGTATTTGTGGCCTTGGTGTATATTCCAAATGCTTAATGCAAAAAATGCTACTGTTAGCAATGTAATTGCTGTTTGCATTCGTTTATGTTCGAGTAAATTTACCATCTTTTTGCTGGGCAATATTGTTTTTTTAATGTTTGCTTTTCACTTAATATACAACCACATAATTTTATTACTTTGCCATTGTAATTAACATAGTTACCTGTTATTGGTGTTCCGCACCATTTACCATTTTTGAAGCTACATGTATTGCATTGTGCTTTACGAAAATTAATAACGGCTTGACTTGCTAATTCATCATTAGTAAGTACTTTAACTATGTTGGCTATTGTTCCCATTGCGGCTTTTCTTTTCGGCTTTGCGTTTGCTTAAATAGCTAAATAACGATGCAACAGCAACACTACTACCTGCCAACAGTCCTACATCTTTAATTATTACGCCAATAAATTCGGCAACTTCAGTTGATTCGGGAATATTTATCATAGCAATTAAGCCTGTGGTAATTGAACTTAACAATCCAGATACTCCAGGATGCTCAATTATTGCATTGGCAAGTTGTTTAAAAATCATATTTTTGTTTTGCGTTTGATGCAAAGTTAAGTATTTTTTTATTTGTTTACAAATATTTCGTAAATGGGCACCAAATCAACAGATAATTTGTTTTCGTCATTTATTTTTTTTAACCCTTCGCGAATTTCGTTTAATTCTAATTCACTAAATTCTATTAAAAAAGTTGCTTTTGATCCTTTTTCGTTCCATCTTAATTGTGGTCCAAATTCAGTTATTTCAAAATCTTTTAATTCTTTTTGTGTTAATTGGCATTTTTTTGTAATGTCTTTATTGATAATCATTTGTGAGTAATTACCTTCTTTTTTCAATACGCCTGGAATCATTAAACGATCCAACAATGTTAATTTGATTTTTTTCATTTTTTTTGGTTTTTTATTTATAATTAATAATTTTTAAAACTATCTTCTTTTTCTTCCATATTAGCCCACTCTATTCCTTTTTCCTTTATTTTACCGGTTTGTTTTTCAATAGATATGGATTCATCAATTTTTTTATTGAGCTTGTTTTCTTCCAACCAATCCTCAAGATGCTTTTCGTTTTCAAACAATTGGCTCCCATTCATTCCTTCTGGTGGATTTGGTATTGTTAATAGTATTTTCATTGTTATTTTTTAGTTAAAATAAAATGTAAATCATCAACTACATTCCAATAATGACTGCCTGCAAATTGCTTTGCCTCTAATGATCGTGCAACCCAATTACCATTAACTGCTTCGCCAACAACATAATCAAAATCGCATTTAACATTGTAATGGTCTAATTTATTTACTTCTCTCCATGCTTTGTTAAAATACAATACAGTTTGTGCTGGAATAAATCTACGATGTGTTGGATCTTGAAATGCTCTTGTACTTGTACAGTTTGGGAAAATTAATGTTACTTTGCCTCCTGGTTTTAAAATTCGGTAGCATTCATCAATAAATGCAAATAGTTTATCTTTTCCATTTATAAACTCCATGGGAATATGTTCAATAAAATGTGATGAAAATATTTCATCTACCGTATTATCTTCGAATGGATAAGGGAAGTTGTTAAACAAATCGTGTTTAATATCACAATCGCCTGCTATATCAACGCCAATAAATCCTGGTTGCTTGTTTTGGCCACATGCTAAATCAACTCTTAATGGACCTTCTGGTTGTACTGTTTTAATGCTTTTTTTCTTTGTCATATTTTTTTATTTTTACCAAGTTATATCTGAATTTAAGTCATAATGACCTACTTTAACCGAACAATCTATTGCGCAACGGTATCCATGTTTTCGAGCATCGGCCCAAAAATATAAATCTTGCGTTCCAATACCTTGCCCTTCAATGCCTGTTAATGTTTTGAACCATGGCCTTCTTAGGTTTGAATCTTTAAACATTGATATTCTCCATAAATTAAAGCCCATGCCTGTTCCGCAGCATTCAACTAATCCGCCATTAATATCTGGTGGTTGTGGTCTAAAATTTATGTTTGGATCTTTTGCATCGCCCCATATTTGTGGCACGCCTCCTTCTCCTTTGGTCCAATACAATCCTCCAATACATGATAAATGTGGATTTTTTTCCATTGCTTGTATTAATCGAAGTAAACCATCTGCAGGTGGAATATTATCATGTTCAATTGTTAGTATGTATTCCCATTGCGATAATTCTGGATGTGATAATACTTGCTCTATTGCAGATGAAAATGCCTCGCCTACTTCCAATCCAATAGCAGCCATTTTAAATGAACCGTTGTTTGGTGGAAACATTAATGAGCAATGCGATAAATAAACTTTTGTTGGAATTGTTTTTGCGGCTGGAATAATCATTACAACACGTTGTTGTTTCCATGAACCGCCTTCAATTATTCTTTTTTGTGAATTAACAAGATTTTGATTGTGAATCCCACTTTCTATTCCTACTATCATATTTCATTTTTTTATAATCGCAAATATATAGTATTATTTTTTATCCAACAAAATTATCTTGATATAAATGTCATCATAGGCATAACTGTTGCTGTCATACCCATTGCTGTTATGTTTACAGCACTTGGTAGTTGTGAACCACCATAAGCAGCCGAACCTGTTGATGTTGCAACGCCCCAAGGAATTTTAACTAAAGTGTTTGCTGTTCCTGTGTAAGCTGCGGTACTTGAACCTAATCCCCCTGCACTTACAGGTGCCGCCATTACATTACCACCTAACGCAAAAGCCATTCCACCGTTGGCGCTTGATGAACTTTGTCTTTGATGAATACCCACCCAATAAATCCCTTCACTCATACTCATAGTGTTGCCAAAACCAAAACTCATAATTCTATTACCTGCTGTACCAAATAAAGATTGTGCTTGTGCTGTTGTGGTTGCATTAAAGTTAGAATATGTGTATCCTCCTGCTGTTCTATAAGACGCTGGACAATTTATAGTAAAACTTACAGAACTACCTGTTAAACCAACCGAATAAGAACTTGAACTAATAAGGCTTAATGTTCCTGCATTATTTGAAAATAGACCAAATTGATGTGTAACAGTATGGCTAAATGCAACCGATGAACTAACAACCGAAGCTGTCATTAATTGTTCTAATTGATTAAATTCAATAGGTTCCAATAATAAAACAGGGAAATACCATGCAGATGCACTTGTTACTCCTTGCGCCCCTAAAGTTTGCACCCCTGTTGATGCAGGATAGTAAGGGATATGAGTTTTTATTGGTTGTTTATCTACTGTTAAAGTAATACTATTCCCATTTATAGATTGGCTCATTCTTATCCCATCCTCTCCAACAAAAACGATTTGACCACCTGCACCAGCTACCGTTCCTGTTGTTCCTGCTGTATTTCCAAATGTAGAAACACCAACATTTATAGCATTAAATGATGCCGTAATTGTTGATCCGCTTAATCCAAAGGATAAATTATTTGAATTGGCAAAAGATACATTTGCAAGTGCTGCATTTGTTGATCCTGCACTAAATGTTACATTTCCTGCTGCTGCATTTGGTGCGTCAATAACAACACTTCCATTGCTTACTCCAACTGATACTGCACCTTGCCCTTTGAATATAAGATTACTTAATGCAATTGTTCCAGATGAACTATTTGTAGTATTGCTTGTTGCGTATGCTGTAAGTTGTGTTAATCCGCCACCTGCTGCAACTGATATGGCTAATCCATTGCTATTTAATGTAACGCTTGCATTTGTAGCACTTGTTCCTGTGCCTGCATAACCTGCTGCATTAATAGAAATTCCACTACTATTTACAGTCCATGTTACATTGGTTTGGGCTGTATTTAAACCAACTCCATCATTTGATGCACGTGCTGTTGTTAAATAGTTTGTTTGTACGCTTGCTGTTACAATTCCATTTGTTTCTAATCCAAATGTTACACCATTTAAGTTTGAAAAAGTTACATCCGACCTGTTGGAAGATAATGTGCCTGCACTTACTTTTATTGCTGATAATAATCCATTTGTTGTAACAGGAGCAGCTACCGAAACAGCTAATCCATTGCTATTTAATGTAACGCTTGCATTTGTAGCACTTGTTCCTGTGCCTGCATAACCTGCTGCATTAATAGAAATTCCGCTACTATTTACAGTCCATGTTACATTTGTTTGGGCTGTATTTAAACCAACTGCAGGTTGTGTGCTTTGTTGTGTTATACCATTGTGCGATGCTGTAATAACAGAACTATTGCTCATTCCAAATGTGATTCCATTTTGGTTTGAAAATAATACAGAATTTGTGCTTCCTGCTGTTTGTGTTCCTGCTATTAATATATTTCCACCATCACCTGCACCACCAGCATTAGCCGATAATACAATTGTGGAACCTGTAATGGATGCTGTTAAATTACCTGCAGCGGATAAATAAATATCACCACCGGTAATTGATGTTCCACCTGCTGTATTTCCTGTAAGTAAAATACTTTGCACCATTTGCACGCTTTGCGATGCCTGTATGTTTCCAAATTCTGATAGTGCCATGTTATGTTCCTATTATTCCGTGTGTTGTTAAATCGTCAATTAGAGCTTTTAAAGTTTGTGCTAATTGCGTTACTGTTGCTGTTGTTGTAGCATACCCTGCTCTTGATGCTGTTCCTGTTGGAGAAGTCCACCCTGTTACGCGTGGGCCTAATACTTGTGTTCCTGTATTAAATAAATTTCCATTTAATAAATTCAACTTCCCATCAACTCCCAATGCATAAGAATTGGTTATTGTTGCATTTGATCCTACTATTGGTGCCCCTGATACGTAAGCGGTATATGCATTTGTAATAATACTTGCAGCAACAAAACTATAAGTTGGAGCTTGTATTAAAAATTCGCGTTGTCTTGTTATTGCGCCTGTAGCCCATGTGCGAGTAGCCGATAAATTTGCATTAAAACCAACTATTTCGGTGGATGCTGTTTGCCCTGTATTTGAAGCCGATGTAAACGTAAATGGAGTTACTGCTCCTGTTGTTGCTATTCCAGGACTAAACGTAGCTGCTGTATTGCTAAATGAAGCTCTTTGACCATTCAAAACTCTAATTTCTACAGTCCCATTTGTTCCAGGAGCATTGACCAACGTTGATGAAGTAGTTGTTAATAAAGTATAGTTAGTGCCTGTGAGTGATGCACTAACCATGTATATACAAGCATTACTAGAAGATACTGTTTGATCTCTAATTGTTACTGCTGTTGATCCTACATCAAAACGTGCTGCTCCGCTTTGGCTCCAAATACTGTATGAATTTGTAATTGATGCATTTGTACTCGCAATTGGTGCTCCGGAAATAGCTAATGTTGCTGCATTTGTTATAACACTTGCACCAACAAAACTATAAGTTGGAGCTTGGATTAAAAATTCGCGCTGTGTTGCTATTGCACCGGTAGCCCATTGCCTACCATCGGTTGTGAATAAAACTCTGTTTATTTCGGCACTTGCTGTTTGATTTGTGTTTGATGCTCCTGTAAATGTAAAATCTACCTGCGCCCCTGTTGTAACTGCTGTTGGGCTAACTGAAATAGTAGTGCTAAATATAGAACCTCCTGTACTATTAACCCTCCATCTTTCGGTTAATGTACCTGCACTATTTGCTGTTTTAAATAATATTCTACCTGGAATTTGGTCGGATGCTATTGTTCCTTCTGCTTCGTGCTCAATTGATGATGAAATTGCAAAATCAGTTCCATCGTAACCTAATGCAAATATGTCTAATATGTTATCGCCACTTTGAATTACTGCAGGAGTTGCAAATGAACCCCTTGCCCTTGTTCCGTAAATAGTTGTTCCCCATGAAGCTGTTGCGCTTGTTGAATGAAATTCGGCATTTGCTACAGAAGTTGATGAACTATGTACAGAAAATCGCAGTCCAATAGATGAACCACCAATTGTTACTGTAGTAGAATTTCTACCAAGTGCTAATCTATTATTTGTTTCGTCTAATATAAATGCATTTGCGCTTCCTATAATAACACTTCCTTTTGTTGCATTTATTGTGCTTTGAATTGTTAAGTTTTCATTGGCTGCTGTTCCACCATAAATAGTTTGCCCTCCCGAAATACCTGTACTTATGTTTGCTGTTACAGTATTAACCAGCCGCGTTAATCCTGTACTAAATGTTAATGGACGCTCAACTGTGGTTGCATTTGCTAATGTGTATGGCGATACGAATTGATCGGTAACGATACCAGCATCCACAACAAGTTGCGATGCTTGGTATGGACTTTCGGCATAAAACCATGTTACACCATTTGAATAATATAAACCTGCAGGATAATATGTTCCACCAAGGCTACCTGGCAACCATGCTGTTCCTTGTGGTGATTCTACAAAGTAAAATTCATCGGGTGCGGCTGCAGGTAATGGTAATGCGGAATAATTGGCAACAACGCCTGTTATGCCTTTTCCTGTTGGACCATAAACAGGAAATCCTATATATATTCCTTGATTAAACATTTCTACTCAATATTTTATTGAAAAACAAATTAAATGTAATGTTCCAAATTAATCCTGCAAATGCTATTAATGCCAAAACAAAACAAAAGTTATTTATGCTTGATTTGCCATAACAAAATGCAATTGCCCAAGCAATGCAAATAAAAATAATCATTGCACTTTTAAACAAGTGCCATGCATCTAATTTATATTTTGTGAATGGAATAATTTTAGCTGTACGCCAACTTACATTTGGATTCCAAAAATTTGGATCTAATTTATTAAAAACGCTTTTGTGAAAATGCCATGCCAATTTATCCATACATGCATTGCAAATGGCTGCCAAAATAAAAAATAAAATGGTTAATGATAAAATCATTTTTTTGAAATACGATTTTTAATTGGATTAATTATCCATGCAAATATTATCATTACAATAGTTAATACTATTGGATAAATTAATGAAATAAACATTGCTGTTTGGCACCAATCAATCCAATTTGCTAATATGCCAAATACAATTGATAGGAATAAGCAAATAAATAACCATCCTATTTTTGTGCAAAATATTTGTTGGAGCATAAATTTGTTCATTTTAATTCAACTGTTACTTTGTAACCTTGTTTTTTTAATTGTTTTGCAAGTTCGTCCGAAGCAAGCTGTACTGTTTGTTCTTTTACTTTAAAATTGTATCCCGATGAATGTAATTCATCAATTTCCAATATGTTGCTATTTGCTTTAAATGCTTGCTTTGTTTCGTAAATATACAATCCTGCATTTACATTTTTACCGCATGGAGCAAATGAAAATTCGGTACGAACATATACTTTTTTAACATCAATGCTTGTGCCTTTAATGTTTAATTTTTTAGTTTTGGTGCTTTCTATAATTAGTGCCATTGTTTATGCTTTTAGTAATATTTTATATAGTATATAGTAATATTTTATAATTTGTTCCATTTATTTTTACTAGCCATGTAGCATCGCTTGTTACTGCTTCGGCTGTAACTGCTCCTGCATTTGTTGCTGCAGAGCCAATTACAAATTGATTATTGCCTGTTATTGTTGCGCCATGACCAATTGCAATGCTGCCCGAATCTGCAGCATTGGTAACTGCTGTTTCTGCACCAATAATGGTAAGTTTTTGGCCTGTTGTTAATATTGTTGCTGCTGAATTATAGCCTATTAATGTATTGTAAGATCCTATTGTTACAGAAGAACCTGCTCCTGCACCAATTGCGGTATTGTAATCGGCCGAAGATTGATTTCCTAGTACATTCCACCCAACTGCCGTACACTTTGTTCCTGTTGAATTATACATTGAATTGTATCCAATTGCTGTATTTTGACCACCAGATGCACCAGAACCAATTGCATATGCGCCAATAGCTGTGTTTTGACTTGTAGTAGAACTAAACAATGATCTGTAGCCAATTGCTGTATTAGAATCTGATGTTGAATTTGAAAAAAGTGATTGCGATCCAATTGCAACACAATATGAACCCGAAGTAAGGTTTCTTAATGCTTGGTATCCGAATGCTATATTAAATGAGCCGGAGGTTAAATTATTTAGGGTATTTGAGCCTAAAGTAGCATTTGTTCCTCCTGTTAAAGTACTATTTCCAGAAGAATCTCCAATAAATATATTGGCTATTGTTCCATTTGGATTTATATAAAATATTTTTTCGGAACCAATCCAATATCCATTTAGCGAGCTTACTGCACCATCGTTACGAACATAAAACAAATTGGAAACAGTACTGCTATCGGCACGGAATGCATACGTGCCCGAAGTGTTTCCTGCACCAACTACATGTAATTTTGCACCTAATGATGATGAAATATTAATTCCAACATTTGTACCATTATCGAATATTTGGCTATTGCCAATGGTAACTCCATTTGGTGTCCATTTTGCAACATAATTAACGGTACCGGATCCACCAACGAATCCACCTGTCATTTGTGTGCTTTGGTGATATATTCCTTGATTAAACATCGTTTACCAAATTACTTTAATTAATAACGTTGTGCCTGTTGCATCATACGTGCAACCTTCGGCATAGGCTTTGCCTACAAATGGATATGTTTCGGCTGTTCCTGCAGGTATTGTTTGCCCATCGAATGTTGCATCGGCTGCACCTGTATTAAGGATTCCTAACATAAAAAATCCTCCGTCAATTGTTCCTTTATCGGATACGGTTGCTGAACTACGATATGCTTTTTCTGGTACCGGTTGGTTTACTGCGCGTGTTATACTTGACATTGTTTAAAATATTTGATTAAGTTGTACTTGTTGTTTTACTTGCCTTTTTATTAAGTAAAAATATTCCATGGAGCCTTCAAATTTTATTTGAACATCAATTTTGGCAACACTTTGCTCATTGGCATATTTTTGAATTATTTCGTGTAATTTTTGTTCTACTTTGCCTTCGTTGGTAATAAACTTTTCCAACATATTTAGCTTCAAAATTTCATTTATTGTAGCATATTTTAAAAACTTCATGTTTTGATACAATTCGTATTTTAAATTTCCGCTTGCATTGTTAGAAACAATAAGTTTTAAATCGGTTTGCTTTGCATTAAATGCAATTGATTGTGAAATAAAGAACTCCGAAATTTTACTTTCTACTGTTTTTGTAATATCCATTTTTTATCGAATTAAAGTTTTTACTGCGTAGGCTGTTCCAATTGTGGATGCTGCACCTACAATACAACCGCCCAAAAATACGAAAATCTTTTGGTTTTTTGGTGGTTTTACAGTAAAATTTTTTAATTCAATGGTTTGTGTATGCGTATTTAGGTTTGTTACTGTTATTTCGGGAATGCGAGCTTTGTACCATTTTGGCTTGTTGTATCTTACAACATAATCAAATTCATTAAATACTTTGTAATCCAGGTGAAACGAATCTTTATTGGCTGTAATACTAAAATCTTCCCAACGGTTTTTAAATTTTGTAGCATAGGTTGGATACAAATACGTTGTATCATTTTTTGTAATGGTATCGTATTTTGTGATGGCTGTTCCGCTATTAATGGAATTGCCTGTAACTGTTCCGTGAACGGTTGCCGAAATAGTGTGCTTATCAACAATGCTTTGCAAGTGTGCAATAGTGCTGTCTTTTCCTGCCTCTATTTTTTTAAAATCGGCAACCGTGCCTTGCATAATTGCTATTGTGCTCTCATATTGTCCTTTTTCGTTTTTTTGAGTTCTTATGGTATCACTTTTTGCTGAATTTATGTTATCAGCATCAGTTAATTTACCACATGTTTTTATGTTAAGGAAAATAAGCGCAATTAATGCCAAGGCAAGTGCTATAATTATTTTAGTTTTCAATATTGGGTGTTTGGTTGTTTTGTACTGAATTTTCTTTTGTTTTGAAACGGCTTAAATATCCTCCAAATGCAATGATTCCGGATAATGCTAATTTAAAACAATTTTTTTGGTCCAACTCAAAGTTTTCCCAATCAATAGTAATCCAGGCATTTGCAATGGCTACCAATGCACCAATTACGGTTGCCGACCAATCGGCTAATTTGCGTTTTAATGTTTTTGTCATATTATGCTGTTTTATCTGCTTCGTTATCTAATTTATTTGCTGCAGGCAATAGTGCTAATCGAGTAGCACCACCAATTACAATTGAGCCTAACAATCCAAATCCAACGTATCCCCAAAATCCTGTTTTACGTTTGTATGCAATAATTAATCCTACAATTAATCCAATTGTTCCGCCTGCATAGGCAATGGTAATTAATGTGCGTAACTTTTTACGTTGTTCGGGTGTGTAATTTTCTAAATCGTTCATGGTTTAGCAACTTGTTATTTGTTGATTACTTGGTGCAAGTATTTCGGCTAAAGTCATTGATGTATCTATACTCAAATTGTTTACCGAAATAATGCTTGTTTTGATGTTAAATTTGCCTTTAATATGAATACGCACCTGGTTAAAATCCTGTGCAATTGCAGCAAAGCCTTGTTTTACCAAATTGCTTGGATCAAAGTTTGCGGTAAGTGTAATATCGGTTGAAGCATTGCGCGTAATTACATGCCTATTGGATTGATTTAGCTTTGCTACAAAGTTATTATTGATATAAATATCAAATGTTTCACCGGTAGCAAGCAAATCAATATCCGATTTGTTTGTAATACGCAATGTAATACTTAATTGAGCATTTTTACCAAACAAGCCTGTTAAACGGTGATTAACCATTTTAACGCATGTTTTTTTAAGCAATGTAATTTGGTTAAATAATAAATAACCTCCATACGTTGCTGCAAGTAAAAGTGCCGAAATTAAGATATACTTTGGTTTCATTATGCTCGCGATGTTACTGTTTGTTGTGTAATTTGCGGTGTGCTTGGTGGTGGATTTAACACTACAGGCTTACCATTTGATGTTACTATTGGCGGAGCCAATGCAGGGCTTGCTGCACCAGATGGTGTTTGTTTGGCTTTGTATGCTTTGTAACCAAAATACGCAATTGCACCCAATACGATTGCAATTCCTCCGAAGATTAATACTTTTTTCATGTTTTTAGTCGTTTGGAGTTTCTTGTGATTTTTTGTATGCTTTGTAACCAAAGTAAGATACTGTTCCTACTACGGCCAAAATTAATGTGATGATGATTACTTTTTTCATGGCTTTGTTGTTTGGGTTTTTATGGTTTATTTTTTACTTGATTTTTTTACTGCAATAATTCCTAAAACAATTAATGTAACTGATACAAATGCAACTAATAACCATTGCATTGGTGTTATTTTTTTAAATGTATCTGAAACAGTTTGCGATGCATTTACAGTTGTGTATTGTTGCTGATTGTAAACAGGTGGCTTTTGTTGGCTTGCTGCATAAGCCGTTCCGCCTGTTGTTATTAATGCCGTAATTGCATTCCACATTCCTGTTTGTGCTTCGGGTGTCATTGCTTTGTTAGAAACAATTTCTGCGTTTCGTGTGTTTGTGCTATACATGATTTTGTTTTTTTTGATTTATTCTTCTATTCTTTTTGGTGCTTTTATTAATGCTCCAATGCTGTATCCTACTGCTGATCCTAAAAAACTAATAGCAACAATGCCCAATACGCTTTTTTTGGTTGCAATTGCATAAACTAATCCAGCCAAAAACAATGTACCGGCCAACTTAATGGTCCATGTATTGTATTGATATTTGCCTAAATTATATGAATCGCTCATTGTTAGTATTTTGTTTAAAAGTTTTTGGCGTTACAGTTGTTTTTTTGTATCTTTGCACCACGTTCATCTCCTACCGGAAGTTGTTTGCAATTTACGCTTATTGCATCAACAAAAATAGCCTGATACTTGTATCGGGCTTTTTTTATTTTGCATATACAAGCGATGCTGCTACATAGGTATTTGTACCTACACGGTAAAATTTGCTTCCTGCTAAATTCTCTTCGGAATAAGCCATTCCCATCCACTCGTCCTTTTTACCAATTTTGCGTACCGAACCATTTGAATAAACCTCTTTTACTCCATCCTGTTTTGCATACACATTTTTACCAACTAAACTTGTTGGTGCTGTTGTTGCAGCTCCACCTGTTGTATTACCGCCTGTTGTGTTTCCGCCTGCTGCTGGTGCTGCACCTGTAGTAGATGCTTTTGATGGTTTGTAGATTAAAAAATAATATGAAATAGCTGCAACCAATGCACCTACTCCTAAAATTAATCCAACTTTTGCGTTTTTTTTCATGTTACTTTTTTGTGTTTTTTGCTATATCGTAAATAAAATATCCTAATCCAAGTGCTGTTACTAATACTGCTGTTGCAATAAGCCATGGAAATGGTTTTTTAGCTTGTATTTCTACTACTTCCAACTGACTACCAGATTCTAATTCAAAATTTTGAATTGTGGTACATGGGCTTGCAATACATTGTTGCGCAATTGGCTGCACTACCTGTTTTTTCATTCCTACAAATGATGCTGTTACATAACTTCCATTTGGCACAAAAAAAG